GGGCCATAGGGAACTTTGTTTGCTTCTACAAAATAATTTGCATAGAATGCCTTAGCCAACGGAATGTCATTTCCTATGATAGTTTTAAGATAAACATCCTTGGCACGTTCTTGTCGCATTATAGAAGTGATCCTGCCCATATCTAACTGATTTATAGGAACATTGTCCATATCAGTCCAACCATCTAACCAAGGAGCATAGTCGGTTTGCAGTGCGTGTATGAATTCGGTGCCCTCTCCTGCCCAGTCTGTAAACTTGCCAGCCATCTTAGGTGTAGCATTAACACGGCGAACAAAATCCTCAGCGTCAATTTTAAGATGTTTTAGTAGTCCGATAAATGTAGAAGTTCCGCTTTCGCCTGCGATAATCGGAGGACGTTCAGGATCTTCAACTACAGTTACACTGAGAGTTGGCCAGTTTCTTTTTAAGAATAATGCAGTTAACCATCCTGCACTGCCTCCTCCGAGCACAACTGCTTTAGAATTTGTATTGAAGCGATTCATATCTTTCCTTGATTTTTTCTAGACATACACGATGAGGCCAAGTTTCTACATTGTCGGTATACTGAGTATTTTCTCTCATTATCTCATTGTTGATTTCGATGTACTTGTGCATCTGGCTTTCATATTTTTCTTTGATTTTTTCTGTGTTAAACATACGAAGCCCGTGCATTACCTGAGTATAACTTAGCTGGGTAAACAACTGCATTGGATGATTAAAATAATGCGGATGCGGCATATGATTCTTAAAGTAGTCTAGATAATCTTTATTGAAATCAGTGATAGCCATTTCGTTTTTACACCAGCGCCAAAACTCTGTATCACTGCGTTCTGTGAAATAGTGCAGCTGAATAAAGTCGACAATATTCTTGGCAACAACACTCATATCTTGATTGTATTTCTTCGGAGCGATGTCTGATCCTTTTTCATAAAAGAATATCGCAGGCAACAGCATAAATGACTGCTGTATTGTTGTGCCTATGCTGCTGGCCTCTAATGGCTCGACGAATATTCCGCTGAGTCCTATGCTGACACAGTTCTTAATCCAAAATTCTTCAACATATCCCGCACCAAATTTTACTCTACGACCAATCTTAAGCTCGTCAGTGATGCCTAGATTATTAGCATAATGCTGTGATACTTCATCGTAGGCTTTGGTTTCATCTATGAAACTATCACAGAATACATAACCATTACCAAATCTTTCCTGTGTGGGAATGCGCCACACCCATCCGCTGCTTAATGCAGTTGATTCTGTGTAACTTGGAATTTCTTCTTTGTATCCTGTAGGAAAAGCCAATGCTGAATTCATTGGCAGTTGGTTAGTACAGTCGATCCACTTGGCTCCTAGTTTAGAAGCAATCACTCTGCGGAAGCCACTACAGTCAACAAAGAAATCATAACTGTGTGTTGTGTTGTCTTTGTCTAGCAACTCTTTGACATAGCCTTGCTCGTCTAGAATTACATCGTTGATTTCTGTATCTACAATATTGATGTTACGTTCTTTACAGAGTCTATGTAGGTAGTCGTTTAACTTGAATGTGTCAAAATGATACTGCGCAAATATTTCGTGCAGCGGCTCTGGATGTCTGCTGAGTTTACTCCATTTAAAACAAGTATCTAAAGGATCGTAGTTGTTGGCAACCATATGGATCCAAGTAAAAGGCAAGCCGTTTTCTTTGCTGTGTCCACCAAATGTTTCCATCAGGCTGTGGAAATAGTGTGTGCCGTCGCCGTGCCAATCTGTAAACTTAATGCCCATCTTAAACGTAGCACCTGTTTCTCTAACAAGATCAGTAACGTTAACGTCAATGTGTTGGATAAATTTACGCCAGTGTTCTGTAGATCCTTCACCTACACCAATAATACCTAGTTGGCTAGACTCGATCATTGTAATTTTAAGATCAGGATAGGCTTTGCGCATCATAAGAGCAACAACACAACCGCTGGTGCCACCGCCTAAAATACATAATGAATCTATCATAGTTTATAAACCTTATCTGAATAACGCTCTTTGACAATATTTACAGCTTCTCTACTGGTGTAGAATTTTGTGTCTTTTTCCGACGGCACTGTTGAGTAATGATATCTCACAGCTTCTATGAAATGATGAAAGTGCGTATCATATTGCTGTTTGATTTTTTCTACATCGAACATTCTAAGTCCGTGCATTACCTGCACCCAATTTAAAATATCGTAGATACAATAGTTTGTAGTAGGCAGTGCCAATTGATTGATAAAATTAGTTTTAAAGATTTCTAAATGTTCAGCATTGAAATCTGTCATTTTTAAATTGTTTTTACACCAACGCCAAAATTCTGTGTCATTGCGTTCTGTGAAATAATGCAGTTGTATAAAATCTAAGATGTTGGTCATAACTTCGTCGAAAATCTTATTGTAATGTTTTTCTGTTACAGTATCGTTGCGCTGCCAGGTCGACAGTGCACCAGCTAAAACTCGTGACTGTTGTACTGTTGTTGATATGCTGCTGGCTTCTAATGGTTCTACAAAACTGCTACTCAGCCCAACACTGACACAGTTCTTAACCCAAAACTTATCGACCTTTCCGGAAACAAAGTTGACCTTACGTGCGATTTTAATGGGATCGGCAAACTCTTTTTGTATTTCAGCGATAGCCTGATCTTCGGAAATAAATCGATCACTGAAAACATAGCCGTTGCCAAATCTATCCTGTACAGGACTGCGCCAATGCCATCCGCTGCTCAATGCTTTGGCTAGGGTGTATGGCGGAATTTCTTCTTGATAAGGACTAGGAAATGCGATAGCTGAATTCATTGGCAGATACTCTGACCAATCTACCCAAGTAGTTCCTAGCTTAGAAGCGATCACTCTGCGGAATCCACTGCTGTCTATGAAAAAATCAGCAGCATATTTGTTATTGTCAGTGTCAACAATAGACTCTACAAAGCCTTCTTGATCCAAAACAGCATCTACGATTTCAGCTTCAATGACTTCTATGTCACGTTCGCTGCATTTACCTAAGAAAAACGCATTTAGTTTTTCGCTGTCAAAATGGAATTGATAAAAATTATCAGCCAGCGGTTCTGCGTGTAGCCCACGCATCGCTAGATCCCAATGCATCTTACTGTTGTCAATGCCGTCACGGATCATAGACATCATCGTGTAAGGACAGCCAGTGTAGGGATCTTGCACAGCCATATATTCCGGTAAACTGTGGAAGTAGTGTGTACCATCACCGTGCCAGTTTTCGAACTTAATGCCGCCTTTGAGTGTGGCGCCACACTCTTTGATGATTTCCCAATTGGCGATTCCTGTAGCCTTGGCAAACAAATCCCAGTGTTCTGTAGAGCCTTCGCCGACGCCGATGGTTCCTATCTTAGTTGATTTAACAACTGTGATTTTTAAATTAGGCAATGATGCTCGAAGATATAGCGCAGTCATTAGTCCTGCATTGCCGCCACCAAGCACAGTTAGTGTTTTAATCATAGGTCTACTTGTATAGTTGCTTTAGAGTCAGTGGCTAGATTGTGATTAACTTTACCTGTAGGGAATGTATTGAAACTAATGATAAATCTATCAAGCTGACCAAAGTGTGTAGGACTGCTGTGGAACAACCAACTTGGAAATATAATTAATTTTCCTGGTACAGCATCTGAAGTAATTGAAGAATTATAGTCGTGTCGCAGTACTTCTAGTTGAGCAAACGCTCGCTGTGTTACTGGATCTTCAAACAAGGTAGGTGCACCGTCAGTGGCATAGTATACTCCGCTGTACATACTCATAGAATGTCTATGATAGTTCTGATACATTGACTCTTTGCCTATGGCTACATTGAACCAACTGTTGATAATCTCAATTTTATCACAGTCGTATTTCATTGTTACACGGATTTCTTCCAGACATTCGCGGAACCAATCAAACAATGGTTCAAAGTCTGGATCTTTATGTAGGTCTGCTAGTACACTGATGTTGGTGTTTTTCTTTACAGGCGCAGTGGTCATACGCTCTAGCTTACCAACTAGTTCGTAGTTGTCTATGTTAGGATTGTTGAATACAAAAACTTCAACAGGAAAAAGATTTAGTATTTCCATTAATACTCAACCCAACCTGTTAACAGATATTTTTCACCGCTCAGTGGAGGATTGCCACGATGTGTGTGCGTGAATCCTGCAGGCCAAATTGTCAGTGTGCCTTTGGTTGCAGGTACACGTAGGTTCTGGTAGAGCCATTCTGTTTCTCCACCTTGCTCTACAGTATTAAGATAGACGCCCCAGGCACAGATGCGAGCAGATCGCTCAATTGCATCTGATTCAAAATGCCATTGATGATATCCTTCGCCGGGCATTGTTTTTTGTATCTTCATTGATCGTATAGTATGCTTGCCTGCTTCTTGTAGAACGCTGTAATGTTCAAGATATTCAGACCAGCAATGCCAAAATCTATCCATAAAGAAACCTAGAAATCCTGCTCCCGGACCAAACCGCAGAGATTTTTCATCTAAAACGTAAACACCTTTGTCACTTTTATAATGTGCAAGGCCGTCTTTGATTGCTTGTCTTGTGTAACTGAGTTGTAATTGATCTAGTCTATTGAAATGATCAATAATCTGCTGGCACTCGTTGTCTGTAAGAATGCCGTCCCAGATGCCAATATCTTTTTCTAGTTTCATATTCAATGCAGAACCCTTGTAAACGATACTATATATATCATAAATTAACACAGCATATTACTATCCTGGACTCCTATGAACTCTGAAAAAACACTTTGGCCTTTGTTCTCTAAACCAATTTTTAAAACACCTGTTGATGTTTCGGGGTTAGATCTCAGCAGCGTAGAATGGCTTCCAAATTACAATAATTGGATCAGCAAATCACAGAACATTCTAGAGCAACCTGGATTTGAAAAACTGTCACAGGTAGTGTTTGACGGAGTCTGTGAATATTTCTATGGTATAATGCAGGCCAGTGAAAAAGTTGAACTAGCGATCACAGAGTCCTGGTTAAACAAAACAGAAAAAGGACAGATACACCATAGACATTATCATCCTAACAGCATTTTTTCTGCGATAGTATACCTTGAATCTGAAGGTGAAACAGGGCAAACTAAATTTATTACCAGCGAATATCAAACCATAGAATACGATATCAACGATTCAAATCTCTACAATTCCAAGAGTTGGAGTATCGCACCTAAGGTTGGAGATATGTTGGTATTTCCTTCTAGCGTTGAGCATATGGTTACAGAATATCAAGGTAACACTCCACGCATCACACTGAGCTTCAATACATTTTTACGTGGTCAAATCAACTCAATGCCGCTGACAAGGCTGAGTATTTAAATTTTAGACTTGGGATACTTGTTTCTAAAGTATTCAAACAGCTGAGTAATTACACGTATTTTATTTCCCACTGAGTCACTTCTAGGAAATCTGCTGTGATTTGAGAAGGTATAGGCTTCTTCTATTTCTTTTTCAACGTCACCTGCAACATCTACGATAAAATCAACACCACCTTGCTCTACAAGTTTACGGCTGATAGGCACATATTGCACTAATGGTGTTCCTGCACGTATCAGGGTCTCGCCCTCAAGTACGTGCCAAAACAATTGGATACTAACAGAGTGCATATACTTAGGGTCAACGATTCCGATAGCTGCTGTAAATCTAGCTTCGTTGTCGTAGCTCACAGGAATCTGCAATAACAAGATATCATCGCTGGCTTTGATGCGCCACGGAGTTTCTACTTTAACCGCACTGTGTAGAGTAGGGCGATCTGTGTTGGGAATTTCTTTAGGAATCAAGGGTTCTGTCTGCGCAGGGCTGTGCCAGCTAACGTAGTAATCTGTGCCGCCAAAGGTATATTTGTCACTGTGACGCTTGAACATAAACGGAGTTTCCCAGTTTAAGTGCTGTACTTCTGGGCCCGTTTTGATCACGAAATCTGCAGGCGCTCGCATCACAAAACCAGACCTAACCAGTTGTTTGATCGCTGGGCAATTTAATACTACTTGCTTGCCCTGTTCGGGTCTATTTCGATCTGTTGTTGCTAGACTGTTCCAGTCGCGTTCTACGAGCTTTGACTGTGTTACAGGGTAAACAAGGGCAACGTTCTGATCTAAACAATAGAACCTAACCCAGCTTTTTTTCTTTTTAAATAGATTAAACATAGTGGTATTTACACGTTATCTGCACAGTTAACACAAGTCCTGAAAGATGCCGAACTGATAAATAATAGGACGAGGAACCTTTAATCACTATGTCTAACTTTAACAGTATCAGATTACTACCAAATTATGATCACACAACTTTAACACGTAAAGTTGCAGCCAAGGGCGAAGTGTTTTATGACCCAGATACCGTATCTTTGCGAGTATTTGACGGTGCGGTTTCTGGAGGGTACACTCTTTTAAGAGCTGACCTAAACAACGTATCTGGAACACTACCTGCGGCAAATCTAGCAGGAAATATTCCCAACAGCAAACTAGCTAACCCTACGATAACACTGGGAACTACAGCGGCTTCACTAGGTGCAACAGTTACTGATATCGCTGGATTGAATTCTATCGCAGCTACAACATTCACTGGTAATTTGTCAGGTACTGCTTCAAGTGTAACCAACGGTGTTTATACTACAGGCCCACAGACTATCGGTGGTGCTAAAACATTTAGTACGACTATCGTAGGTAATATCAGCGGCAATGCTGGCACAGCATCAAAGCTTCAAACATCGATAACCATCAACAATCAACCGTTTGATGGATCGACCAGTGTCATTATACCAGCAGATGCAATGATGCTAACTAATGATACTATCGCAGCAAATGTTATTCACTCAAGCCTACAAGATGTAGGTACATTGACAAGTTTATCAGTAGCGGGAGCAATAACTGTTCCAACTACCCCAGTTGCTAAAACAGATGCAACAAACAAAAATTATGTAGACATTAGAGCAGTGGCAATGTCAGTAGCACTAAGTTAAATTAACCAAGGAAATACCTAAATGTCGAAGAAACAGATTACGAATTATAAATTTAGTCCAGGCGGAATTCCTCCGGCATACGGTCTATATCCTAATGCAGTGGCATTGTTAACAGCGAACAAATCATTCCTTATCGCTGAGATGGATCAATATATTCGCAACCAAATCACAGCAAACGCCAGCAACTCTAGCAGTCCGTACTATGGTTATTCGTACACGACTACAAGATCAAACAAGTGCCAACGCGACACAGGGTATATCATTGATGCAATTATCTATGACTTGACCTATGGCGGAAACTCATTAATTTATCAGCAAGCTCAGCGTTTTTATGTCAACGGCGTCCTCCAGGTTCTTACTCCTGCTGTAGAAGTTGACACGCATACTTGGTTAAGAAACAAGATCACAACTAACATTTTAACAAAAACCAGCTACACAAAACTCAACACTCAGCCAACAGCTAATCAGGTCCTATCAGGATCTGCCGGTGAAGCGGGCAGTGCTGCGGTAGTTACTACAGAATACAATGTAGTAATTAATGCTATCAATACTGGCTTGAGTTCGTTGCCTACAGCCGTTGTTCCAAACAGCCAAGGTGCTAATCTAGCTCCTGACACAGTAACATTATTAGATGCTAATAAACGTTTTATTCAAGAAGAAGCCATTGCTTATATCCAATACAACGTAGCCAACAACATTGCGCCTTATGCCTACTATACCTATGACGCTGCAAAATGTCGACGTGACGTTAGCTATATTTTAGATGGCTACATCAACGATATCAAACACGGAGGCAATAAAAAGACTGTTAACTATGCTTCGAAATACTTTGAAGGCGGAATTCCACAGGTCGATGGCAGTCGTCAGCCTGAGGTCTATGCACATACTTTTATCAAAGATCTAATAGAAAACTATATTTTAGTCAACGTTGCATTTGCTGCTAGACAGACATCAGTACCACAGACAATTAATTTTTCTGTCAGTGCTGAAGTTTTTGGAACAACGCTAATTTCAACTCTTTCTGGCGTAGTTATTGATGTAATTGCCAATGGCTTAACATCTGTACCTTCGATACTAACTAACCAGGGTACAGTTAAGTTCCCAGGATTCTACAAACTAAAAGACCTATTACTAATTACCAACACATCACGTAGCGTGATTTTGTATAACTTTGCTGATCCAGCAACCGCAGCACAGATTACCTACAGCGGAGACTTTGACAGCGATTTTCCAGGAGCACTCTACGGCAACGACAAAGTTACCACAGTAACCTTTGACGTCGACACTACTGGAATGATGATCACCGATCAAATCCAAATTTTCGTTGAAGGCAAAGAACAAACAGTACGATTAAATCCGATTGCCACAGACGCAATGGAACGTATGAAAGTAGGTATTCCACAGTCAATGCTTGACGCGGACTTTGAATACGGACTACAGCCAACTAAGTGGCAGACAGTTTCGATGATGCGTAACTATCCATCTGTTTATGAAATTCCAGGATCAGACCTTCCGGTTGTGTCAGTGACCACTGATGCATCATCAGGCACCAGCGGTGTTGGTGCAAGCCAGATTACAGTTACTACTGTAGCTGCACACGGACTAAACGCAGGCGATGTGTTTACAATCAAAGCATTGGCAGCTTCTGTGTTAGGATTTAGCCGTGCAGAAGGTACATTCCTTGTTGCATCGGTAGTTAGTTCAGTGCAATTTACCTACTATGCAAAATCAAAAGTTGGCACAACAAACCCAACTACACTAAGCCAAACATATACACAGTTACGTAAAGCTGGTTTCTATACAGGTGCATCAGTTGGTACACCAAGCTTCAACGTTTACTCAAATGGTCAAAGCGGTACTATTACTTCAAGTTTAATAACAGCCACTGGTTCAAACTTTATTGGTTTCACAGGTTCACCTCCTCCACAAGGAGCTCCACTAACTGGTTCTTCTATTAACTCTGGTACACAGATCACAGCGGTAGTTGGAAGTGGTGGTACGGTTACAACTACACAATTGACCAGCACTGCCAACATTGGTGACACACAGATTGTTGTTGCTAGCACCGCTGGCATATTGCCAGGATTGGTATTCAACCGCGGTGATGGCGTTGCTGTACAGGTTCTTGATGTAACCAGCAACACAGTTACACTAAGCGGCACACTAACCAGCTTAATCAATGGTACCAATCAAACCTACACAGAAGTCAACGGCACAGTATCACCCGCAGGCGGCACCGGAGCAACATTTGCTGTGTCAAGAACGGGCGGTTCATACACCGCAGTGGTCGGATCAAGTAACGGCCAAGGCTACAGCGCCAATGATGCTATTACAATTTTAGGTAGCAACCTGGGCGGCGCAAGTCCAGCTAACGATGCAACTATCACAGTTTTAACTGCTGCTCCAAAGAACACCGTTGTTGATTTAGACCCAACAACATTAAATGTCGGCTCAGGCGGTTACAGTGATGCTACTGGTGTGTTGACTGTAGGCGGAACTGGTACTGGTTTAACTGTAGATATCACAACCTCTGCTACGGTCATTCAAACGGTTACTGTACGTAATCCAGGCAGCGGTTACACAGTGGGCAATACAGTTACTATCGCAGGCGGTAATGGCGATGCAGTTATCAGCATACTAACAGTTGCACCAGGTGGAGATATTCAAACATTTACTATCGGCGGCACGCCAGCGACTGCACCAAGCGTTGGATTTACCAGTGCTATTACACTAAGTGATATAACAACTGGAAATATTTCAAACGCCAGCACATCGGTGTCATATACTTCAATCCCAACAATTGAAGTAACATTCTTAAACGCACACGGATTTATTCCAGGCGACAGTATTACAGTTGCTATTACCAGTTCAGATACCAATGCTCAACTAGCAGCAGGTGCATATTATGTTGAACAAACTCCAACAACAAGTTCGTTGCGTTACACTGCTAGGGCTCCGGGCACGATCGCTAACACATTAACAGGCATTGTTTATTCAAGACCAGACAGCTACTATGTACACAGACCATATGACGGCGGTGTACAACTAGGTACAGGCGGTCCAGCACACGGCGCCACAGCGATTCGTATGAGTAAGAAATATATTCGTTACCAATCTGGTAAAGGTATTATGTACAACACCGGTGCGCTATTTGCTCCAAGCTATGATATTCAAAGTGTCACAGCGACCGGTACTGCGGTAAACAGCGTTATCACAGTTACCAACGATGACACTGACCACGGTTGTCAGGTAGGTGCGCAGATTACACTTAACGGTGTAACTACATCCGGTGTAAATGGCGTATACACTGTTGCTTCTATTATCAACGAACGTAGCTTTACAGTTCGAGCAACGCAGGTGTTAGGTTCTTCGACAATCGTGTTAGGTGATCCTTGCTATATGTCAGTGCTACACTGGCACGGTTCAACTGTTCGTTCTGGTACATTCGATGACCAAAACGGTATGTTCTGGCAGTATGATGGTATTAGAATGGCTGTTGTCAAGCGTTCAAGTACCAACCACGTTGCTGGTACAATCAATATTGCCACAGATTCAAACTTACTCACTGGTACTAACACAAGATTTACACAGCAGTTGGCTGCAGGCGATCGCGTTGTTATCAAAGGTATGAGTCACGTAGTAAGTCAAATCGTCAGCGACACTACATTGTATGTAACTCCCGACTATCGTGGAGTTAGCAACGTAGTTGGTGGTAAGATGACCAAGACCATCGACTTGGTTATTCCTCAAGAGAATTGGAACCTAGATCCATTAAACGGGTCTGGGCCAAGCGGATACAACATCGACGTAACAAAGATGCAGATGATCGGTATGCAATGGACTTGGTACGGTGCTGGATTTATTGACTTTATGTTGCGTGGTTCAGAAGGTAACTACACTTTTGCACACCGTTTCCGTAACTCAAACGTTAACCAAGAAGCATATATGCGTTCTGGTAATCAACCTGTTCGCTACGAAGTTATTAATGAAGGTGCTAGAGATAAACTAGTTTCTGCAATTGATTCTTCACAGACAACTATTCCGTTGACTAATGCTTATTGGTTCCCATCAGCAGGTACTGTTATTATTGAAGCTGAAATGATACGTTACACCGGTAATGATGGTACGAACCTAACAGGGTGTGTACGTGGAACATCATTATCACAGTTCGTAGCTGGATCAACTAGAACATTCTCAGGTGGTGTGGCATCAGCACACGCTGCCAGCTCGGGTGTTATTTTAATTAGTAACACAATTACTCCAATTATCAGTCACTGGGGTTCTGCGTTTATGATTGACGGACAGTTTGACAGTGACCGTGGTTATTTGTTTAACTATGCTTCTACTGGTATTTCTGTTACAACAGATAAGCAGACAGCTTTCTTGATCCGACTAGCACCTTCAGTGTCTAATGCTGTTGTTGGTGACTTAGGCGAGAAAGAATTATTAAATCGTGCGCAGTTGTTGTTACAGACTGTGGCTATTTCCTCAGACGCTGTGTCAGGTAACACAGGCGGTATCGTTGTTGAAGGTGTGTTAAATCCACAGAACTATCCAACTGACCCGACTAAGATTACCTGGACTGGACTTGCATCAAGTGCGGCAGGCGGACAACCTAGCTTTGCGCAGGTAGCTGCTGGAGGTTCTGTAACTTGGTCAGGTAACTTTAGTACAGCAACAGCAACAATTCAAGGTGCGTTTACAACAACATTAACAGCAACATCATTTGCTCCGTCAACTAACTCGTTGACAGCAGTTGGATTTAATGCAGTGACTCAAACTGCGGCAGCAACATCGTTTGCTGTGGCAACGTCGGCAACATATAACTCTGCGTTAAGCACAGCGAGAAACGATTTCTTGATTCCTATGTCGACATATACTACGTTGCAAGGTCAAACACCATTGGCAGTTGGTGATACTATTTCTGCAACAACGTATATCACTGGCGGTCAAACAATTACAGGTTTAACTCCGAACTATACTACACTGGCATCTGTGGCCTATGCTAGAATTACGATGAGTGCTGTGGCTAACGCAACATCACCGACAGCAGCATCCAACGGTGCGCAGAATATTACAGTGACATTTACCAGCTCTGTGGCAGCAACGTTTGCATCTGCATTGAGTACTGCACGTTCAACATTCTTGATCACGCAGACTCAGTATGCTAGTTCAGCGGCAGCAGTCACTGACGTGTTAAGTACAGCAACCTACTTGACAGGAAATCAAACAATTTCTGCTAGAACACCTAACTATACAACAATCCAAGGTGTGTCATACGCATTGATCCAAACGAGTTCTGCAGCAAACGCTACTAGTGCTTCTGGTTCAGCTAACAGTGTAACGATAACAGCAACTTCTGCAGCAACAGCAACATATGGCTCTGCACTAAGCACTGCACGTACAGACTTCTTAGTGACAGATACACAATGGTCAGCTAGCGGTATTTTAGCAGGCGATGGGTTATCAGTGGCAACATATATTACTGGTGGCCAGACAGTGTCTAGTGTTCAAATAGGTTATGTAACTATCAACGCTACTAGCTATACTAGAGTGGTTATGAGTGCTGCGGCTAACGCAACGTCAACATCGGGTAGTGGCAATAACCAAACAGTAACAGTAACCGCAGCAGGTACTGGCGCAACTTATCAGAAAACCAACTACTTGTTCTTTACATCAACTAGCTGGTTAGCAACCAATGCCACACTAGGTACCAAAGTTGCTACTGATCAAACAGCGTTCCCAGCGGGCACATCTGTAGCAGCGGTAAGTTCGAGAACTTTCGGTTCTACCACAGTATATCGTATAACGTTTACTCAAACAACTAACACAACTCTTAATGCTGCCGGTACATTGAAATTCCAGTTCGGTGCTGCTTATGCGTTACCAGGTGAACAGGTATTCTCGTTCATTAGTAACCCAGGAAACGTTGATAACTTAGATCTAAGTGGATTGAAAGAACTTACTTCAACAAGTATTGGCGGTAGAGGTACATTCCCGAATGGCCCAGACGTATTAGCGATTAACGTTTATAAAACGGCTGGCTCGGGTACAACAGCTAACGTTATTTTACGTTGGGGTGAAGCGCAGGCTTAAAGATTTTCACGCCAGGCACGAAGTCTACTATCGATCGCCTGGCGGAGATCTCTAATTTTTACACGTAGGTCTTCGATTTCGGTTCCGGGTTTTTCGCCTAGAGTCAACCGACCGTGTGCTTCGTCAATGGATTGAACTGTTAATTTTAGGCTTAGAAGATTTCCTTCTAAAAGTTCCTTTAATTTGTCGTCAGTAACAACGTCAATTTCAGACTTGAATCTCTCATACTCAGTTAAAAATCTTTCTGATTTAAGTAGCGGTGTGAACATTTACTAACTCCAATATAGTTTCGATCTTTGTGCGGATCAGTTGATTATTTAATGTTGCTTTAAGACCGGGGTGTAGCTGCTTTGGTAGATAATCTAGATCACACCAAGCAATAGACTGTGCTGTAGTTGTTAAAAACTCTGTGTCAACTAAGCATACATAGGTACCGTACTCAAATCCACGGTCTTCGCTGAGGTACAATTCAATAGGCAATATCCTACCTTGACTGTAATTGTTTAATAATTCTTGGGCATCTTCTAATAAGATATTTTTCCTAGCAAACGTCGGTACTGTCCATTTCTCGTTTTCGAGAATCATCAGTACACGTTTGGTATTTTTAGCTAGGAATAATAATCCGGCACGTTGTTGCATCAACGTACTTATTTAGGATCGAGTATGAAACCCCAGTAACTTGGCGCATATTCACCTTCAAATGCCTTTAGCCATTCATTACCGGTCCAACGATATTTGATACCTGTACGAAGATTTTGGATATAAATCGGCGGATTAAATGTAGTCGGATCAAATACAGTTACCCAATGTGTACCAGTCCAACGAATCACGGTGTTGGCTTTGATAATTGGGTCAGACCCATCTAAGTTCTTCCAAGCATCTGGTCCATCATATTGCTGACTATCTCTAATAGTACCACCAACATTAAAGCTGTTATTGACATCATCTAACATTAGGTATCTTAATGTTGTAGGAATTTGAGACTGTGATCCGTAGACTTCGATAGGATTAAATTTGTAAGGATCGATAATAGCATCTACAGTACCTCTTCCGTTGCTGTCTACAGCGCCTAGATCGTTGATTAGTGTATTTGCTGGTACTGTATCCCTATCAAAGGTAACGATGATATGACTAGGATCTACAGGGTTAATTGCAAAAGTTCCAACCATTGTGTGACCGTTTGGTTGATCGAAATACATTTGACTACCAGCAGTATATCCGCCGCGTGTTTCTAAGACGGCATTCCAATCAATAGCATTGCCTAGTTTCAATAGTTTCTGATCCAGACCCATTGACAATATTGCCTGCGTTGGATCAGCAATAGTAACATCGTAATCGTAGGGCTGTCCGTTTGTAGACTTGAACAATAATACTCTATAATTATCTGTAGTCGTGTTGAAGTTGCCTGTGGCTCTGTTGTAAACTAATCCTTCTAGATTTACAACATCTCCCGTTTCTGTAAATGCGTTATTAATAATGGCTTTAACAATACCTAAACGTTTAACCTTAGCCGGAGGACTAACCCATATCGGCATATCAAATTCCAAAGTACAAATATCGATTTCGCTTTCAGCACCTTGCGGAATTTGCCTTGAACTAAAATTAATTGTATTAAGATTTAATACAGTTAAGCTGGTCCAGTCGATATAGTTATCTGTGGTTTGTAATTCTAGGCTTGGGTTGAACAACACAAGGATCTGTTCTAGCAACTGTAATTTTTGATCAGTGCTGCTAGTCCATATATCACATTTCATTGTTAATTTAAATGGAGTTGGCTGTAATCTTTCAACCGTATAATTCCCACCTTGAATGTTTTTATATTCAACTAATCCAGTTTCTTCGTTTTTTGTGTAGGCTCTTTCTCGAATGTTTACCTTGCTAACAAATGTTGGATCACTAAGACGTTCTTTATCAAGTTCTAAACTACCAATATAGCAGGCCATTCTTGGTACTGTAGACATTTTATTTTCGCTGTTATCTTTGAGTATACCAGCGACCATACGTGTCATATCACCATATAGCACCGGCACATAGCGTTCTTCGGGTATATCACCACCGGTCTTATACTTGAAGCCGGTGAATACTCGCATAAACTGCGTTACATATCGGCGAACCTGCCCGTCGTAAAAATAATCCATTAATTATCTGCCTCTGGTCTAAGGGCCTTTGATAGGCTCTGTTTCTCTTTGGTAACTTGACCGTTAATAACATCTGTCTTGGTGTTATTAATAAATGAAGTTTTCTGTGTAACTCTTGTTTCTTTACCTTCAAATCTGTTGCCGGAAGTAGTATCGCTATCACCGAGATTACTCATTGTCATACGTACATCATCTTCAATTTTCACCCAATGTGCTCCATCAAATCTAAACAATCTATTTGGTAGATAGTCTGTGCGTAGACAGAATTGACCTAAGGTAGGATTTAACGGATAAGCAATACCAGAGGTAAAAGGTGCACCATTACCTGGAACACCGTCGCCTACTAAGTATCCTTGATAATCGTTGTGATCCGGAGATTGGAATACTGACGAAGCAGTAATACCCATATATACAGGATCGCCATTTTCATCAACTAACGGATTACCGTTAGCATCTGTGCTAGGTATTAGTAATTCCTGTGTGCTATCTACTGTTACTAGTGCAGCATTTCCAGTAAGTGGATCAGTCTGCATTGTGTAATATTTGGTTGTATCATATCCACTCTTAGGTGCATCAGCTTCAGCCTGATCAAGTATTGCTTGGCTGATCTGCATTTCTTTTTCATAGGTACTGACAATGTCACGCAGTGTTGTATTGGTAGGGTTACCGTTGGCATCTGTTTGAACCTGATTAAGAATGTCTGCAAATTCTTGACTATCTACTAACGGTTTGCATTTTGCACGATATAGATGTGGATACCAAGTTACTGAAAAACCTTCAGCAGCACGGTTAACTTCTTCGATAACATAGAAACGCTTCAATGCAAAAGTTAAATCATTGAGTGCATATTCATCTTTTAGGTGTGGCAATTCAATAACATCACCTGCGATAATTTTACGACCAAGTTTTTCCACAGTATCATTTATATGGAACGTAATAAAAATAGTATCGTTCTGTAAAAATAATCCAAATTGGCTTAAATTGAAATCGATATCTTGTAGGTTATATACTCCTCGCAATAGATATACATCTGGATCGTACTTGCGATCGCGATTTTCTAAGAACAATAGATCTTGTATATTTGTTGGGCTTGCAGTGGAATACGCAGGCTGCGATGGGCTAGCACCCAAACTAGCAGTTCCGGATCCTATATATCTGTGTACAAGCACATCAACACCGCCAACCTGGAACATTTCCCAGACGGTTTTATCGATGAATTTGTAGTCGTTGCCCTTTTCGGGACGGTATAGCGAGAGTCTTGGCATAGTCATATATTTACCGCTACGATAAATAACAGTATGAGCCAAATTGACCAATCAAAACAAGCAGTTTATAACTATTGCAAAGCTATGCTGGGCGATGGTATGATCGACATTGAGCTAGATCCTATCCATTACGAAACAGCATTAAATCGTGCCCTAGCAACATTCCGTCAACGCAGCGACAACGCTGTGGAAGAAAGTTATGCGTTTTTAACTCTGCAACCAGATACCAACGAATATATTCTTCCAAAAGAAATCCAACAAGTACGTCAGATTTTCCGTAGGACTATTGGATCACGCACAGGTAGCGGAACGGGTGGTACAGCTTTTGAACCGTTCAACCTAGCCTATACAAACACCTATTTGTTAAGCTCAACAAATATGGGTGGATTGTTGACCTATGAATTGTTTGCCCAGTATCAAGAAATGGTTGGAAAAATGTTCGGCGCATTTATTAACTTTACCTGGCATCCACAGAGCCGCAAGTTAATAATTCAACAAAGACCACGTGCGGAAGAAGAAGTTATGCTAATGGTCTACAACGTCAAACCAGACTTTGCCATCATAGACGATACCTACGCAGGGCAATGGATCAAAGACTACACACTAGCTAACTGCAAAATGATGCTTGGACAAGCACGTGAAAAGTTTGCGCAGATTGCTGGTCCGCAAGGCGGCTCAGCATTAAACGGTGCAGCAATGAAAACCGAAGCTCAATCCGAAATGGATAAGTTAGTCGACGATCTAATGAAATTGGTTCCCGGCGGCAGCGGGTATACCTGGATTATCGGTTGACCTTGTAATTAATCTATAATATAATTGTTCTAAAGGGGACAATTTATGATTATAGGAATCTGCGGTTTTATTGGCAGCGGCAAAGATACAGTCGCTGACTATCTAGTTAACTTCCACGAATTTAGACGCGAGAGCTTTGCCAGCACACTCAAAGATGCTGTGGCAAACGTTTTTGGTTGGGATCGTACAATGCTCGAAGGTCGTACCAAAGAAGCACGTGAATGGCGAGAACAAGTTGATCCTTGGTGGGCTGAAAGACTAGCAATGCCTACACTAACTCCACGTTGGGTATTACAGTATTGGGGTACTGAAGTATGTCGTAAATCATTCCACGACGATATCTGGATCGCAAGCCTAGAAAATAAAATCCGTAATTCCAAAGATAACGTTGTAATCAGCGATTGTCGATTCCCTAATGAGATTTCAGCTATTAAAAACGCAGGTGGAACTATTATATGGGTTCAAAGGGGCAAATTGCCTGAGTGGTACGAACACGCAATAGCAGCCAACAAAGGCAACAATTTTGCTATCAACGAGATGAAACGCCTAGGAATACACGCTAGTGAGTGGGCTTGGTTAGGTAGTAAGTTTGACCGAATTATTGATAACAACGGAACTATCGACCAGTTATATCAGCAGTCCGCTAGTTTACTAGAAATCAGCGACGAGATCCCCTTGTCTCCAACTCAGCTGTTCCTTGCTTAAAATAACAGCACAGTTAGAACACACAGTTTTTAGATTACTGTGACGACAGTTGTTTAGATCCCCGTCTGTGTGAAACACTCTAAACACAGATGAGTGCGGACTTTTAAATCCGCACTTTTCACATTGTGACTTTACTCGATATCCTGCACGTTGCCATCTAGGTATGCCGTGGTTCAACCCGTGACTCATACAGACCTCACAGAGGCTTCTGTAATAAACCCTGTCATTTTTCTTATAATTAACAGCTCTAGGACGTTGTCCGCACTTGCAAAGTGGTCTCATATTAATATTTACACCTTTTAAGCCCCTTTTTATGTACGTCTAAGAAGCCAATTTTGCCCAAGACCGCTAAATACAATGAGCAACTATTACCAGGAGAATAGGGAATGGCATCATTAATATCACCAGGCGTAGCGGTTACGGTAATCGACGAGAGTTTTTACACACCTGCAGAACCAGGTACAACACCTCTTATCGTCGTAGCTACGGCAGAGAACAAAATGAATGCTGCTGGCACAGCCACAGCAGCAGGAACATTGAAAGCGAATGCTGGTAAAGCATTTAAAATTACCAGTCAGAAAGATCTTATCGATACTTTCGGAGTTCCTTTCTTTGAAAAGACAGCAACAAACAATCCAATACACGGCGGCGAGCGCAACGAATACGGTCTACTAGCAGCTTACAGCTTGCTGGGCGTTACAAATTCTGTGTTTATTGTACGTGCTGATATTGACTTAGATCAACTACAACCACAAACAACGGCACCAGGCGCAGAAGCCAATGACGGCCAATGGTGGGTAGACACATCAAGCACACAATGGGGTATACAAGAATGGAACTCAGCACCGTCTACAGTAACAGGCGGTCAAGCATTTAGTACACAAACACCAATCGTGTTAACAAATGATGATGCTGCAAAAATTAACCCAGGTACCGGTGCTCCAAAATCTGGTGTTGGATCAGACGGTTCATACGCAGTAGTATTCCAAACTGGTAATGCTTCTGTAGAAGATGCACATATCTACTACAAGAGACCATCAAGCCATCCATCAGGAAGTGCTTGGTTACTAGTTGGTAGCGAAGATTGGACAGCCAGCCATCCTACAGTATATTCAAGTGCCAAGATTGGTACGCTAGCAGCTGGTCAACAATACAAAATCAACGGTAACACAATCACATTAAGTGGTGCTACACGTTCCGCATTGTTAGCAAGTCTAGCAGCAGGTTTTACACCATTAAATTCTCAAGGCATTTATGGTTTTGTTAGCTCAGCAGAAAAACTATACATCTATTTCAGTGGTAAGAATCAAGGCGATTCTGCTACTAACGATGAATTATCATTAGAAAACGTTACATCATATAATTGGTCTGTGTTAGGTATCACTGCTGGCACTTACTATGCACCAAAACTACAACAAACTCCACATACACAAGTTCCAGAATGGAAATCAGATGACACATACGCTCGTCCAACTGGTTCTGTATGGATCAAGACAACATCACCTAACCTAGGTGCTCACGTTCGTGTAAAACAATGGAGCACAGTAACTAAAGTTTGGACAGATGTTAATGCTCCATTATACGCAAGTACACACGCAGCTGACTATGCCCTAGACAGAGCAGGTGGTGGTGTTAATCTTCCAGTAGACAGTTTGTTTGTTCAAACTAACGCCTATGAATATAGCGGTGCTAACCAAGCTCCTGGTTCAACTACATTTAGAATCTGGCGCAGAGCAGCTAAAGGTGCAACAGTTGTAAGTTCACAGAAAGTAACTTCTGGATTCACTGGCGCAACAGCTAAAACATTCACAATCAGTGAATCAGTTGCAGGCGTAAGCACACTAAATTCAGTTACAATTACAACAGCAGCATTAGGTGCAGGCAATGGCAACATCAGCGGCGACTTAGACAAGATTGCTCTTGCAATTAACAGCGCAGCCTACAACGAATTAACACAAACGGGTCTTAACAATGTAGTAGCAACAGTAAACGATGACTTATCATTTACATTAACTCACACAGCTGGCGGTGAAATTAGAATCACAGACAGTGGTGATGGTATTATGGGTCACATTTTTGGTAGCCCTTCAGATGTTTACGCAGGTACAGGTACAGCGAATTTATACGCTGCCCCAGATGCTGCTAAAAACGGATACGATTATCTTGTATCTAACTGGAGACCACTAGCTAGCGAAAACTTTGCAGTTGCAAAAACAGCTCCATTGAACGAACCACAAGATGGTCAACTATGGTACAATCCAACTGTTGGCGAAGTTGACATTATGATCCACAACGGTGTAACTTGGAAAGGTTACAAAAATGTGTATACAGGTTGCAATGGTCCAATCATCAGTGCAAGTGCTCCAACTAAACAAGGTGACGGTGTCACAAGTCTAGTTGAAAACGATCTATGGATCAACACATCAGTTATTGAAAACTATCCACAAATTTATCGTCGTACAAACGGCAAGTGGGTATTGGTTGATTCCGCTGATCAAACAACAGAATCAGGTATCTTGTTTGCAGATGCACGTTACGGTGTAACAGGTGCGTCAGGCGACACCGCTGGTTCGATCAAAGATCTACTAAGCAGTGACTATCTAGACTTTGATGCTCCAGATCCAGAACTATATCCAAAAGGTATGTTGTTATGGAACACACGCAGAAGCGGTGGTAACGTAAAACAATACCACAACAGCTATGTTAACGCAAATGCGTTGAACCCACGTATGAGCGATGAATCACAAAGCGCCTATGCTGACGGGCTATCGGCAGCCGACATTGCTAAACTATACGATCGTTGGGTAACAGCAAGTCCTAACAATGAAGACGGTTCAGGTACATTCGAACGTCACGCACAACGCTCAATCGTTGTATCTAAACTAAAATCAGTTGTTGATACAAGTGCTGAGATCCGTGATGAAGAACGTCGTAACTTCAACATCATTACTTGCCCAGGCTATCCAGAACTAATGGCTAACTTGGTTAACCTAAATATCGATCGCGGTTTAACAGCATTCGTACTAGGCGATACACCATTGCGTCTAGCAGCTGATGCAACAAGCCTAACAACTTGGGGTACAAACCAGAATCTAGTAACAGACAACGGCGACAATGGTATCGTTACATACGACAACTACTTGGCTGTATTCTATCCAAACGGTTTCACAACAGATTTGGGTGGTTACAACGCAGTTGTTCCAGCAACACATATGATGTTGAAAACAATTACACTAAGCGACAACGTAAGTTATCCTTGGTTTGCTCCAGCAGGTACACGCCGTGGTGGTATCGTTAACGCAACAGCAGTTGGTTATATCGATACGGTAAGCGGCGAGTTCCAAACTGTAGCACTAAACAATGGTCAACGTGACACATTGTATGACTTGAAGATTAACCCAATTGCATTCTTTAACGGTGTTGGTCTAGTCAACTATGGTCAGAAGACTCGTGATCCAAACGCTAGCGCATTAGATCGTATCAACGTAGCACGTCTAGTTGTTTACCTACGTAGCCAACTAAACAAACTTGCTCGTCCATACATCTTTGAACCTAATGATAAGATCACACGTGACGAAATCAAACAAGCCTGCGAGAGCTTGTTATTGGAATTAGTAGGTCTAAGAGCCCTCTATGACTTTGCTGTTGTTTGCGATGACAGCAACAACACACCAAGCAGAATTGATCGTAATGAGCTATGGGTAGACATTGCAATTAGTCCTGTGAAGGCTGTAGAGTTTATCTACATTCCATTACGTGTTAAAAATACAGGAGCAATTTAATTATGCCAATTACCTCGTTAAACAACTTTACAGTACCAACTAACGGAAGTGTTAGCAGCCAAGTGCTCCTGATGCCTAAGCTAAAGTATCGCTTTAGAGTGACACTTTTAGGTTTCGGTGTAGCAGCAGCAACAGAACTAACAAAACAAGTAGCAGATGTTACTAGACCAAAAGTATCATTTGAAGAAATGCCAATCGACGTATACAACTCAAAGGTATACTTGGCTGGTAAGTACTCATTTGAGACTATTACATTAACACTACGTGATGATGCAAGTGGTCAAGTACAGGCACTAGTTGGTCAACAAATCCAGAAACAATTCGACTTTATGGAACAGGCTTCTGCACGTTCTGGTATCGATTACAAGTTCACAATGCGTATCGAAGTACTAGACGGTGGAAATGGTACACTAACACCAAACGTTCTAGAAACAATCAACCTATATGGCTGCTTTGTACAAAACGCAGACTACGGCGATTTGAACTACGGTACAAATGAACCAGCAACAGTTGCTCTAACAGTCCGCTTCGATAATATGGAACAGTGGGCAGCAGGACAAACAGCAGCAAGCATCGCAGGTGGTATTGGTGCAGCGGTTGGTCGTCAAGTAGCTACAGAGGCTATCACTGGTGCATTAGGCGCACAAGGCTAAACTCCTTAACTCAGAAAAGCCCGGTTTTATACCGGGTTTTTTTGTGGCATAAATATTATTATGGCCAACTACTTTACACAATTTCTTAACGGCGTAGGCGCCGGTGTTACACATCCGAAGGGGATGGTGAACAACTGGGAACACGCCTCTAGATTATTTGTCGACGATACATTTAGACTTAGTCCACGCACTAAGTTTCTGTACTATGCACGTTTTGAAATAGACAAGACTGCGTTAAGGTCGCCTGCATTTACACAACAGCACCAAGAAGAATTTAATGTATTGATCAAATCAGCCGATCTGCCTAAATTTACATTTGACAGCGTTGTTAAGAACCAATACAACAGAAAGAAAATCTTTTACAAAGCGATTAACTATGATCCAGTAACTATCACAATGCACGATGATAGCAATGGTATTGTTAATGCTCTCTGGGCATTGTACTATGGATATTATGTTGCTGATCGATTAAATCCTAATCAGGCCTACGGTGCTACAAATTATCGTGCAACTAAAACACAGTTAGATAATTTTAGATATGGACTAGACAACAGTATTACAACACCATTTTTTAAATCTATCAGTATCTATACAATGAGCCGCAGAAGATTCAGTGGATACAAATTAGTAAACCCAAAAATTAAAACTTGGTCAACAGGTAACGTAGACTACAGTGCTAGTGAATTTAACGAAATGCAGATGACAGTAGAGTATGAATCTGTTCAATACACCTCAGGTATTGTTAAGACGAATTCACCAAAAGGATTTGCAACATTGCACTACGATAATCGTCCAAGTCCACTAAGTGTTGCAGGTGGCGGTGTAGCAACATTAACTGGTGATGGCGGTGTGCTAGATGGACTGGAAAGCATATTCGGTGATTTGTCTAGTGGTACTACATTTAATAGCTTCGGCGGATTCCTTGGAACTGCTGTATCTGCTATTAATACCTACAAGAATTTTAATTCGTTAACATCTGCACAATTAAAGAGTGAAGCTATTAACATCCTAAGTAATCCAAGAAATATATCAACAGCGATATCAACTGTCGGCGGAGTTGTCGGCGCAATATTCCCGTCAAACTCCAGCACTAATGAATCTACCACAGGCAGTCCAAAGGTAATGATAGCTGGTGACAACACTGGAAATATAGCATAATGGCAACAAATTTACCAATCTATAATGCATCTGACAGTGCTGCTGGTACAAAGTTATTCTTTGATAACTACGGCCAAGAACCTTTACAGTTTGCAGCATCTGAAGTTGATGCTACTATTTCTTTTTTCAAAGGCAAAGGCTTTGATGATGATGCTGCACAGATCGTGGCAGCCACTCTTTTAAAACAGGCCAAGCTAGATGGTACTCCTATTTTTAAAATCTTAGATACTATCGGAAATTTTGACCAGCTTGATCTAAGTTCGCTAGTTGGAGAAGTATTGAACAACAATAGAACTCCAACATCAACATTGGGGTTTAGAGTTACTCCGGTTATTCCGAATCAAATTAGAAATATTTACGCATAATGCCTAAGTTTGCACAGGGTCGGTTTGATATGAAAAATCCCGACAAGTATGTTGGAAAGAAAACACCTTTGGCTCGCAGCAGTTGGGAATTTGTTTTTATGCGTATGCTCGATGAGCATCCAGGAGTACAGAGTTGGGCTAGCGAAAGCATACAAATACCCTATAGAGATCCGTTAACTGGAAAGCCTACAATATATGTTCCTGATTTCTTTATTGTTTACGTCGACAAAGACAAAAACAAACACGCAGAAGTTGTAGAAGTTAAACCTAGTAGTCATACATTCATAGAAGCTGTGGGAAAAAGTAAATACAATCAGGCCCAATATGTTAAAAATATGGCCAAATGGGAAGCCGCTGGAAAGTGGTGCAAACAGCAAGGTGTTAGATTTAGGGTAATTACCGAAAATGATATTTTTAATCAGGGCGGCAAACGGAAATAAGTAAAGTATGACTAAAAAATTAGAAGAACTCTTTAATCTAGAAAGCACTAAGCCCGAAGAAAAACCGGTAGAAGTTCCTGTGCATCAGGAAGTTCGTAGCCTTGACGACAGCTTCAAAGCAGTTGAAAAGATCACTAGAGATTTGCCGCAGATCCAAGAACTAGAAAGCATTGACGAAAAAGAGCTAGATCATTTAGCATCAAAAGCTGAAAAAGCCTACGATGATCTAATGGACCTAGGAATGAACGTAGAAGTTCGTTACAGTAGTAGAATCTTTGAAGTAGCTAGCTCTATGATGAGCAATGCGATTGCTGCCAAAACAGCCAAAATTGACAAGAAACTAAAAGCTGTAGATATGCAGCTGAAAAAATATAAGATTGACAAAGACAACAACGAAGATCCTAATAATGTTCTAAATGGCCAGGGTTACGTGATTACAGACCGTAACGAACTGCTCAAGAAATTGGGTCAAAAGGAATAAATACTACTATGAAAACTTTTAAAGAATATCTAACCGAAAGCAAAAAAGTCTACAGCTTTAAGATTAAAGTTGCAGGTGAAGTTCCAGAAAAATTCGAGGAAAGCCTAAAAACTAGACTCGGACGCTGTAACGTTTTGACTTTGGAAAAACAAGCATCTACTCCGATCCAGGCATTGCCCATCGACTTTCCAGAACTAAAAAACTGTGAAGTTTCGATCTATGAAATGATCTGCGAGTATCCACTTATCGCTGATGAAATTAAACACGAACTAGTAGCATTAGAAATGTGCCCAACTCACTTCCGTGTTAAAAACTCATCAGATCCAACAGAAGAATACCAAGCAACAATGAACGAGCTACAAAGCGACTCAGCATTGTTGACCGACGACAAATACAAAGAAGCAGGCAAAGTAAAACAAAAAGATTACTTTGGTGCAGATTACAACAAAGGTTTCTTAAAAGACTTAGAGAAAGTAGCTAAGGCACGTAAGAAAGAACTAGGACAAAAAGATATCAAGGGCGGCGAAAAAGACGCAGGTCTTGATTTCGGTAGTGCGTCAAAGAGTCCTGTAGGTTCACACCAAAACACGATTCCAGACCCTATCAAAGGATAAAAACAAATGAACTTTCAAGATCTATACAAAAAGATTGCCTCATTAGACCAACCAGTTGCAGAAGCTGCAATTGAAGAATGCGGTGAACCAATGATGCCAGGTGCAATGTCAACCCCACATCAACCACCTTCAATGAGCATCAATGTGAATGCACAAGGTATGGATGACATTTCCGAACTAATGAAGCTATTGGCTAAAATCAATCCAGAATCTGGACCAACACCGTTAGCTGGCAACGAGCCACAAATTGAAATTGAACCAATGGACAAGCCAGTAGGCTTGCCAGGTGTTCCAAGCAATGCTCCTCCAATGGGTGATATTCTAAAATCACTAAGCGATATTGACAGCAAAGAAGAACCAGAGAATGATGGTAAAGACATTGACGGTGTTGACATCGGCGGACACGAAGAGCCAGATATGGATAATATGGGCGGCCCTAGCGACCACGATGCTGACAATCAAGACGAGCCAGAAGACGAAAGTCAAGGCTTTGACCCAGAGCAACCAGAAGGAGGTGGCGCTGGTGCAGGCGATATCAATAGCGATGACGAGCAAGAAGAAGCCTGGGCAAATGCTACTCCAGGTGCAGACGGTCCAGAAATCAAAGATGTAGATTATATGGTCAAACAAATTTCCGGTGGTATGAATCGTGAAAAGGGCCAATACAAGCACAGCTATAAAGCAGGTGATAATCCAATGGCAATGCCAGAAAGCGATTTACGTGCTATGATCAAAGCTGAGTTGAACAGCCGTTTACAGGCTATCAAAGAAGGCCGTGACGAAGGCAAGCCAGGCAAGAACTTTGCTAAGATTGCTAAGTCAGCAGGCAAACACTACGGCAGCAAAGAAGCTGGTGAACGTGTAGCAGGTGCTGTTCGTGCTAAGTTAGCCAAAGCTGGCAAACTATAAGAGTTTAACGCTCGCCAAATAGGCTCTTCGGAGCCTATTTTTTTCATTAAATAAAGTATGGCAAAAAGTTTAGACGGCGTATTAATTAAGAAAGCTCATAAGCAAGATCGTTATACTCTTGAAGAAGTAAAACATCTTGAAGCGTGTATGGATCCAGTTACTGGACCATTATACTTTATGACGCACTTCTTGAAAATTCAGCACCCTGTGCGCGGTGCTATCGATTTCAAACCTTACGAATATCAGGTAAGACTTATCGAAGCATATCATAATCACAAAGATGTGATCGCTATGTTACCTAGACAGATGGGTAAAACTACCTGTGCCTGCGGATACTTATTATGGTTTACAATGTTTGTACCTGAAGCACAGGTGCTGATTGCTGCTCACAAGTATGAAGGTGCGCAGGACATTATGAATCGCTATCGCTATGGTTATGAAAACCTACCCGACTTCATTCGTGCAGGTGTTATCAGCTATAACAGAAATACAATCGAATACGACAATGGAGCACGTATTCAAGCAACAACAACTACAGAAAATACCGGTCGTGGTAAGTCTTTATCACTGATTTACTGTGATGAGTTTGCGTTCGTTCAGCCTCCAGAAAAAGCCAAAGAGTTTTGGACTGCGTTATCGCCAACATTGTCAACAGGTGGTCGTGCTATTATTACATCAACACCGAACTCAGACGAAGATCAGTTCGCTATGATTTGGACTGAAGCCAACAAAAAGTTTGATGAGTTTGGCAACGAGCAAGAGCTAGGTGTTAACGGATTCTTCCCTTATTTTGCTACTTGGGATGAACACCCAGATCGAGACGATGCTTGGGCAGCGGTTGAACGTGCTAAGATTGGTGAGGAACGTTTCCGCCGTGAATTTGATTGTGAATTCTTGATCTTTGATGAAACGTTAATCAACGCAGTAAAACTAGCAGAACTCAAGGGTAATGATCCTGTAATGACAATGGGACAAACACGTTGGTACAAAGACGTCGATCCTAGAGCAACATACCTCGTATCATTAGATCCCAGCCTAGGTACAGGTGGCGACTACGGTGCTATACAGGTCTACGAAATGCCTAGTATGATACAGGTAGCAGAGTGGCATCATAATCTAACTCCTGTGCAGAATCAAGTCAAGCATATGAGAGAGATCCTAAAGTACATACAAGAACGATCTGCAGAAAAAGGTGGCAGTCCGCAAATATATTACAGTGTTGAAAATAATAATATTGGTGAAGCCGCGTTGATTGTTATCAGCGATATTGGTGAAGAAAACTTTCCAGGACTGTTCTTAAGTGAACCTATACGCAAAGGACACGTTCGTAAGTTCCGTAAAGGATTTAACACTACACACCGTACAAAAGTAGCTACTTGTAGCCAACTTAAGAATCTACTAGAAACCAACAAAATGAAGATCAATTCCAAAGCATTGATTTCTGAACTAAAAACATTCGTTGCTAGCGGGCTTGGATTCAAAGCCAAAAGCGGTGAGCACGATGACCTAGTAAGCTCTACACTGCTGATCATACGTATGGCGGATGTACTAGCAGACTGGGATCCTAAGATCTACGAAAAAATGACTGAAAAAATCACAGAGGAACAGATGCCTCTACCAATCTTTATTAGCACAGGGTTTTGATAAATATAACTATGGACGCAAGAAACAACATAGCCACCGATTTATTCTATAAAATTAGAAGCCGTTTCACCGGGTTAAAACTAGGTGAAGAAACTGGGCAGATCACAATCAACCCAGAAGAAGCAAGATTCTTTGATTTTGATTATATGGAAGGCGAAAAACCAATCGGACACGTTAGTATTAGCCTAGCTGAACCCAATTCAATGAAGGTTTATTTCAGCCACGGCATTACAGAAGCTATGGATGGCGCACAAAAAGATAACTGGTACGGTTTCTTGAAAGAATTAAGAATGTTTGCCAAGCGCAGACTATTGAATTTTGACACACGTGATATTGCCAAGGACAATCTTGATAAGCGAGATTATGAATTTTTAAGTCAATATTCACAACCAAAACCAACATCAAACGATATGATAACTACACCCGTCGGAGAAAGCATTATGGCAGAAAGCAGCTTATATGGCACAAAAACTATGAGCTATCAAAAGCTAATGGACACAAGATTGATTATTAAACACAGTCAAGCATTAGCAGATGATATGGTACCAGGAGCACGTTCAAGAAACATTTCAGCATTGTTTGTTGAAAACCAAGACGGCGAACGTTTTAAATATCCTTTCATTCACCTAGCAGGCGCTCGTGCAATGCAACGTCACGTAGCCAATGGCGGTAAGCCATATGATGCGATAGGTGAAAGCATTATTAAGATGAGCGAGGAAATTGCTCAACTAAGAAGTTTCAGCAACTATGTTGTTCGTAATGATTTGATGAATAGTCAAACCAATAATATCGTTGAACGTAGTACAGGCGCATTAGATCACTTACGCGATCAAATTAAAAATCTATCAAAACAAAGTCACTACGAGGCATACAGAGAAAGTTTCCAGGCACAAACACCAATGGAAGTTCCACAAGACGTAGTAGAAGATTTCACAGAAAAATTCACAGTTAAGAATTTTAAAGAAGATATCGCTTCAGTATTTCCAGTACTGTATCGCCTAATGAAAGAAAGCGAAGTAGGCTACTCCGACATAGTCGCAATGACCACACACGATGAAATAGCAAATGAAGAACAAGAACCTACAAATTACGATCCATTTGCCAAGTTTGAAGCTTGGGCAATGGGTTTAGGCGAAGATAGCGCAATCCAAAGCCAAGATCCTGAAGAACAACAGGCGGCAATGCAACAGTTACAAGAACTAGTGAGTCAACATTTTCCAGCAGGCGTAGATGGCAATAACGCTATCCAAAGCCTAAAAGGAATCATTGAAGATCCACAATTAGATCAGGCTATCAAAGAACAGTCACAACAAGACCCAGACAGTTGCTGCAGAGGTCTAGTTAAAGATTGGTTAGAAGCAAACGCACCAGAGGTGTTAGAGCAATTAGATTTTGGTGACTTTGTTGATGATCAAGATATGGACGGTCAACCAGATGGCGCACAAGCACCAGCTGAACCAACAGGCGGACAAGAACAACCAGCACAGCCAGAAGAAGAGGCAGCTGATCCTAATCATCCAGAATATGACAAACAAGATGATTACGATTTACCTCCGTCTGCAAGAGGCAAAGGCACAGACAAGTATAGATTACCAGATACCAAAAAACACGATGACCGTCACGCTCGTGATTTCCGCAAGCGTTCAGGTCAAGAAGAATCAATGGATATCAAAGAAATTGCAGAATTTGTACATAGCTTCTATGACAAAGATTCAGGCACATTCCCTAAAGGGCCAGAAGGCGTTGCAGTTATGGTAGGCAAGAAGTTTGGAGAACAGGCTGAGCAAGTAGCTCGTAAATTCGTAGAAAGAATGGCTCCACATCAAACAACTGAGCAAAATCCAGAATTACAAGAATTAATGCGCATCAAAGAATTATCAGGCATTTAAAGATTGTTCGTTGCGGTTAGGGTGGATTAAGCACCCGGAAGAAGGGCACTAGGTGCCCTTTCTTTTTGGACAAATTAAATTAAACTTTATTGTCAACGTTTAGTCCTACTAGAGCGTTATATATATACGCAGGGAAGATTCTTTGCGTACAACAACCATAAAGGAAACTTTAAAATGAAAAAAGTAATCGCAATTTTCGCAACATTGTTCGCAGTATCAGCTTTTGCAGCAGATGCTCCTAAAGCACCAGCAGCAGCTCCAGCAGCAAGCGCCCCAGCGAAAGCAGAGGTTAAGCCTGTCAAAAGCGAAAAGAAAGAACATAAAAAGGCTGAGTCAAAAGCCGCTACTGCTCCTACAGCACCAGCAGCTAAGTGATGATGATGACGTCATTGTCGACGATGACGTTACATTTGGTCGCAATCGAAGAGCTTACGAATTTGGTAAACTTGTACACGAAGAAGCAGTTTTATCAGAGTATGTAAAATTTAGATTGTGGCTAGCAAGACAATTAGCGTTAGCTAAGTATCAGGAAAAGTGGGCTTGACCCACTTTTTCTTTTGGTGAAAAATAGTCAAAATTATTTCAAGAAATGTGTTGACTTTACTAAATAAAAAGCACATAATAATAACTGTGCATAAGGCATATAAACATTTTAGGCATAACATAGGAGGCATATAAAATGGCTACATTAGCAGAAATTCGCGCTAAACTTCAAGAAGCGCAAGGTAAGTCCACAGGACAATCAAGCGGCGGCGACAACGCAATTTACCCCCACTGGAATATGCAAGAAGGCAAAGAAGCCGTAGTACGTTTCTTACCTGACGGCAATCCAAACAACACATTCTTCTGGGTTGAACGTGCAATGATTAAACTACCATTTGCAGGTATCAAAGGGGAAACAGACAGCAAACAAGTTCAAGTACAAGTTCCTTGTGTGGAAATGTATAATGATGGTTCAGTATGTCCAATTCTTTCAGAAGTACGTGGCTGGTTTAAAGATAAATCATTAGAAGAAATGGGTCGTAAATATTGGAAGAAACGTTCATACATCTTCCAAGGCTTCATCGTTGAAGATCCGCTTAAAGAAGATAAGACACCAGAGAATCCAATCCGTAGATTCATCATCGGTCCTCAAATCTATCAAATCATCCGTTCAGCACTTATGGATCCAGAGTTGGAAGAATTGCCAACTGACTTTCTACGTGGTGTAGATTTCCGTATCGCTAAGACATCAAAAGGTGGCTTTGCTGATTACTCTACAAGTAAATGGTCACGTCGTGAACGTGCTTTGACAGATATTGACAAGGCAGCGATTGAAGCTCACGGCTTGTTTAACTTGTCAGACTTCCTACCTAAGAAACCAACAGACGTTGAGTTGAAAGTTATGAAGGAAATGTTTGAAGCGTCAGTAGACGGTGAAGCATATGATATGGAACGTTGGGGTCAATACTTCAAACCAGCCGGTATGAGTGCCGCAACTGGTGATCCACATCGTGCAACTGCCAACACCGCAACTCCAGCGGCTCCAGCAAGTGAAGACTACGATGACGAGCCAGTAGCAAAGACAGCACCAGCGGCTGCTCCTAGCACTGCGTCAGCAGATAACAGTCGTGCCCAAGACATCTTGGCAATGATTCGTAATCGTCAAAAGTAATATAAAGCAAGAGTGCGGGTAATCTCGCACTCTTATTCACTCTAGGAGAATAACAATGGCAAAACTAACTAAACTTGCAAAAGTAAATGAATCTATCACTATCAATCGTTATGACAATGGTTGGATGGTAGAAGTGGGCGGTCGCGATGATGAAAGCGAATGGAAAAACGCTAAGATCCTTTGTAATACAGAAGAAGAAATGCTTGCTGTAGTACAAGAATGGAATACTATGGAGTTAGATCAATAATGGCTAAAGCATTTGACATTTCTAAATTTAGAAAGTCAATCACTAAGTCTATTGAAGGTCTAAGTATTGGTTTTAACGATCCTAAAGATTGGGTTTCGACCAATAACTTTGCACTCAACTATTTGATTAGTGGCGACTTCTACAAAGGTATACCTTTAGGTAAAGTAACTGTATTCGCAGGCGAATCCGGCGCAGGTAAATCATTTATCTGTTCAGGTAATCTTGTTGCTAACGCACAGAAAGCAGGCATCTATCCTATCTTAATTGATACAGAAAATGCTCTAGACGAAGATTGGTTAAAGGCACTTGATGTTGATACAAGCCCAGATAAGTTGTTGAAACTTAATATGGCAATGATCGACGATGTGGCTAAAACTATCACTGAGTTCGTTGCAGAATACAAAACAATGAACGAAGAAGATCGTCCAAAGATCTTGTTTGTTATTGACTCGCTAGGTATGTTGCTAACCCCAACAGACGTTAATCAGTTTGAAGCAGGTGATTTGAAAGGTGATATGGGCCGTAAGCCTAAAGCACTGACAGCACTGGTTCGTAACTGTGTTAATATGTTTGGTAGTTACAATATCGGTCTTGTAGCAACTAATCACACATACGCTTCACAAGATATGTTTGATCCAGATGACAAGATCAGTGGTGGTCAAGGCTTTATCTATGCAAGTTCGATTGTAGTAGCAATGCGCAAATTGAAACTTAAAGAAGATGAAGATGGTAATAAGATTTCAGAAGTCAAGGGTATTCGTGCCGCCTGTAAGGTAATGAAGACACGCTACGCTAAACCTTTTGAAAGTGTACAAGTAAAAATTCCTTACGAAACAGGTATGAATCCATATAGTGGACTGGTCGACTTGTTTGAAGGCAAAGGGTTGCTCAAGAAGGAAGGAAATAGCCTTGTATACACAACTGCTGATGGGGAGATCATCAAACAGTTCCGCAAAGCCTGGGAAAGAAATGAAAATGAAGGACTTGATAAAGTTATGCAAGACATTTCTAAACACGGTGAAAAATCCGTTTCAGAGATAACTACTACAGTTGAACCTGAAACGGAGGGAGCTGAATGAAGGACGACTTAATTGCCGATCTTTGGAATATTGTTTCTGAACATATTCCAGAAAAACAAAAGAAAGATGTATCCGCAGACTTTGTAAATGCCTTGTTAGATCACGGTATCAAAGAGTCTGTTTTAGATAACTTACTTGGAATCGATCCTTACCTAGACCAAGCCATTGAGTATGCAACTGATGGCGATGACTATGGTGAAGATGAAGGTGACGAGTATGACGATTATGATGAGGCTTAATGAACTGGTACGATAAAGTTTCTAAGGATATTAGTAATATCCCAGATGCCGTGGCTTATTATGAAGCCGAATTACAGGCAGCAAAAGTAGATACTCGCATAGCGGGAAACTTAGAGAAAGCTGCTGCTAATATGCCTGGCATTGTAGAAAACCGATTCAACCAGCTTCAAGAAATCGAAGCGATTCTAGAGTATTTGAATATTGAATTGCGTCGACTCAGAAGCAGTCATTTTCGTAAGTATCTTGAAAACTATCAAAGGTCCTTGTCTTCTAGAGACTGTGAAAAGTTTGTAGAAGGCGAGGCCGATGTAGTTGATTTTGAAAAAATTATCAATGACTTTGCCTTATTACGCAACAAATGGCTAGGCATTATCAAAGCACTTGACATTAAACAATGGCAAGTATCTAACATCGTTAAACTAAGAACTGCTGGTCTGGAAGACGCTACCCTATAAAGTACGTAGATAAATATCTTGGGAGAGCTTATGAAAGAACCAAGATTAACTAGAGTATTTTTTGATAGTATATGGCAAGGGCCTCCGGGGTTCTACGTTGAAATCGGTGCGTGGGATGGTCGAAGAAAGAACAGTACCATTTTGCTTGAGAAGGCAGGATGGGATGGTGTTTGTATCGAAGCATCTCCTGTAAGCTACCAACAATTAATCAAAAATAGAAAATGCCGCTGTCTTAATGTAGCGGTATATGATCGCGACGGCGAAGTAGATTTTGCTGTATTTCCAGATAGACCAGAATGGAATGGCATCATCGAAACCTACGATGCACTGCATATGGAACTCTTTGAAAGCGATGAGCCTAGGAGAGGATCTCGTTCGTCTGATGCTACTGAACTAATCAAAGTTCCCTGCAAGTCGTGGAATAGTTTAGAGCTCCCGTCACATATTGATTATCTTCAAATTGACGTTGAAGGCGCCGAATTAGCAATACTTCAATGTATCGATTGGTCAACTACAACTATAAAATATATCTGTCTAGAAGATAACAATAGACACAAAGGTTTTACAGATTATCAAGATTTTATGGAAAGCATCGGCTATCACGCAATCGCTAGTCAACACGTGGATTGGTTATATACAAAATGAAAAAGATCGTACTCATCACAGGCGGATTTGATCCTATACACTCAGGACACATTTCCTATATCAAAGAAGCAAAATCACTAGGTGATATTCTAGTCGTAGGCATCAACAGCGATGCTTGGCTAGAACGTAAAAAAGGTCGGGCGTTTATGCCTTATCGTGAACGATCGGCAGTGATTCATAATATTATAGGAGTTGACTTTGTTATCGATTTCGACGACAGCGATGGCTCCGCAAAACACGCAATCGAAATGGTTCGTAAAAGTTATCCTACAGATCAAATCATTTTTGCCAACGGCGGGGATCGCACACATTTAGATATTCCGGAAATGGATATCAAAGATGATAATTTAATCTTTGCATTTGGTGTCGGTGGCTTTGACAAACAAAATTCCAGTCGTTGGATTTTACAAGAATGGAAAGCACCTAAGACAGAAAGACCTTGGGGATACTATCGTGTACTTCACGAAGTACCTGGTATGAAAGTCAAAGAACTAACAATTAATCCAGGACAAAAGCTCAGTATGCAACGACATCAATTTCGTGCAGAATACTGGATTGTCAGTGAAGGTCGTGCTAATGTTAACAGTATAATGCCTGGTGGTTATTCATTACCAACGACTGAATTAGCAAAGCACGAGGAATACAAAGTACCAGTTAACGAATGGCATCAACTGTGCAACACCAGCGATGAACCGGTTAAGATTGTAGAAATACAATACGGAGAACAGTGTATAGAAGAGGATATCGAACGCAAATGATACCAGTGTTTATTGGCTACGATCCTAGAGAAGCTATAGCTTTCCACGTCTGTGTCAATAGTATTATTAGACACGCAAGTCAACCTGTGCAGATTATTCCTGTGGCATTAAATCTTTTTAAAGATTACACAGAATCACACAATGACGGAAGTAATACTTTTATATACAGTAGATTTTTAGTTCCGTATTTGATGCATTGGCAGGACTGGGCGATCTTCATCGACGGTGATATGATTGTTCGAGACGACATCGTAAAACTTTGGGAACTAAGAGAACTAGACAAAGATGTAATGGTTGTCAAACACGATTATAAGACTAAGATGAAAACAAAATATCTTGGTTCAAAGAATGAAGACTATCCAAGAAAGAACTGGTCTAGTGTTATACTTTGGAATTGCAGTAGCTTTCCTAATAGAAAACTCACTCCGGAGTTTGTACAAAATTCACCAGGATCTGTGCTACATAGATTCAGTTGGATCGACGATAGTCGCATCGGAGAACTTCCGAAAGAGTGGAATTGGTTGCCAGACGAGTATGGTCCTAATCCAGATGCCAAGCTGCTACACTATACACTAGGCACACCTAGTTTCCACGAGTTTGCTACAACGCCAATGGGTGACGAATGGCATAGAGAGCGAATTTTTACCGAATACTGCCAGCAAAATGATCTTCCTAAGTAAAGATGGAGTTGACGAATACGTCAATATGTTTGCCCGAGGTATGGGGTGCGAGCCTACTGATACCAATGATTTTGTCTATGAAGATAGCAGTGATCCTATTGTGTTACGTGGAATACTTAAACACAAGATAATGAAACAGTGTTGGGCCGATGGCCGAGATTTCTACTACATCGATACTGGGTATTTTGGCAACGAAGGCACGTGGAAATATTGGCATAGGATCGTAAAAAATAATCTACAACACGGTGAAATCATTACAAGACCCGATGATAGATTTAAAAAATTCAACAAGACATTTCAACCTTGGAAGAAGAATGGCAGTAAAATTCTAATTGCTAAACCAGACGAAAAACCCTGCAAGTTCTATAATATTGACCTAGACAAGTGGGTAGAACAAACTGTTGATAACATTAAGAAATACACCGACAGACCAGTAGTAGTACGTGAACGAGCACCGAAAAGAATAGATAGAATCAAAACTGATACTCTACAAGAAGCCTTAGACAATGATGTGTTTGCTCTTGTAACATTTAACAGTGTAGCTGCGGTAGAGAGTGTTTTTCACGGTATACCGGCATTTACACTTGCACCAGCAAATGCCGCAAGTCCAGTGGCTCTACAAGATCTAAGTCTAATAGAAAATCCATACTATCCAGATTATGATAAATTATATGCTTGGGGTTGTCATTTAGCCTACGGACAATTTCACGTTAATGAATTGAAAGATGGATCGGCAATGAGGATATTATTAGATGAGTAAAACTGTAGCAGTCTATTATGCTGGCATTCCTCCTAACAATACTAATCTTGAAAAAAGATATGTGTTAGAAAAATTTGCACAAGGAGTGCGTACTTCTGACGACAATGTAAAAGAAGAAAATGGAATGACTTATTATCCCACTGATCTTGCAGTGATACAAGGTTGGGTACACGAAAACAGCAAAGGTACTCCTCATTTAAATTTTAGAAATCACGTTATTACAGAACAGTCTCGTGCCGGAAATCATACACTGGCCATTGACAGCAATTTGTTTTTATATAGAGATCCTGGAAACACTCAAACATATCTAAGATTTAGTTTAGATGGAATTTTTCCAACGACTGGTTGCTATTTTAATGACACAGTTAATGACACACAGTGGAACAAAATAAAACGTGATCTAAACATAGATTTAAAACCGTGGAGACGCAATGACGGCTACATACTTCTTTGCTTACAAAGAAATGGCGGCTGGTCTATGAAAGGATTAAACGTTATGCAGTGGATGTACGACACTGTTGGGGAGATCCGCAAGCATACCGATAGGGATATCATAGTTAGAGGCCATCCAGGTGATAGATCCAAGAAACACTATCTTAAATTTAACATACCGGGCGTTCACCTTAGCAGAAATGAAAATATTTTAGATGATTTTGCCAATGCCTGGGCTACCGTTACATACAATAGTTCTCCAGGAGTGGCCAGTGCCATCGAAGGAATTCCGGTCTTTGTCACAGACCCTACTCCAAAAAACAGTCAGGCATACGATGTGGCAAATTTGAATTTGGGAGACATCGAAAAACCGTTATTACCTCAACGAGAAGAGTGGATTAAGAAAATTAGTATGAGTCATTTCAGTTTTAGAGATTTAGAATCAGGAGAAGCCTGGAAAATTATTCGAGAATACCTATGAAAAAATTTGCAGTATGTACAACATTCAATAAAGCCGGTTATAAACGATACGGTCAGCGTATGATCCAAAGTTTCTTAAAAAATTGGCCTGGTGATGTCGATTTATATGTCTACGCTGAGGATTGTATAGTAGAGGAAACTGCTGACAATTTAATTTTACGTAGTTGTGAAAAAGATTTACCGGATCTAATGGCATTTAAAGAACAATGGAAAGATGTTCCTAAGGCCAACGGCGATGTAACCAAAGATCCTGTAAGATCCTCAAGAAAAGATCGAGGAAAAGGTTTTAAATGGGATGCTGTGAGATTTTCTCACAAGGTGTATTCTATATTCCACTGTGCTAAAAATTGTAAATCTCAAATATTGTTGTGGATGGATGCTGATATGTTCTGCCATAGTCCTATTAGCTTAGAAGAAATAGAAAAACTCTGCCCTGATGACCAAGACCTGTGTTTTCTTGGTAGAAAACGTAAATTCAGCGAGTGTGGACTGTATGCTATGAATTTAAATTCAGCAATGCTTCGTACTTTTTTAAACGAGTTTCAAAGAATGTACGACAATGCAGAGCGAGGAATATTTTATCTAGATGAATGGCACGACAGTTTTGTATTTGACGCTGTTAGACAAAAAATGCCATTTCTCAAACAGCTAAATTGGAGCGAAGGACTAATCACAGGTGAAGGTCATCCGTTGATTAACACTGCTTGGGGTGCATACATCGATCATCTCAAGGGAGCAAGGAAAGATACAGGTAAATCACACCAAGGTGATCTAATTGTTGCTCGAACAGAACCATATTGGAATTAAAATGAAAAAATTTGCCTGTATAACGTCAATGAACCAAGAGTATTTTGACCACGTGGGTCGAGCCTGCGTTGAAACCTACGCAAACTTCTGGCCAAGAAATATTACTTTATATGTCTACAACGAGTATATGCCATTTTTTAAGAAACGCAAGAACATTGCTGAATTTAGATGGGATGTTCTAGGAGAAGAATTTGAAAAATTCTGTGATAGAACCGATAATTCAAGAATTGTAACATTTGCTAAGAAAGCATTTCCAATTATACACGCAATGGAGTATCTAGACTGTGATAGATTAATCTGGATCGATGCAGATGTCTCAACAAAAATGCCAATCAATCAACAGTTACTGGATATGATAAGTCCAGACGATGTATTAAGCACACATTTTGGTGTTAAACACGAATGGCCAAGCGAAGATGATCCAGACAGGATTAGTTTTAGTTGCGAAACAGGATTTTTTATCTTAAACAAACGTCATCCGATGTTTGAAGATTTCAAAAATCTCTATAGAGATTATTACACACAAGATCTAGGCTACGATTTACGTAGATTCTATGACGGTGAAGTATATGGTGCTGTAGTTAATGAACTAGAGCAACGTGGTGCAAAGATGTTTGAACTAAATCCAGAACAAACACATAAAACTCCAATACCACGTAGTGTGATTGCTCCATATCTACAGCATTACAAAGCAGGAGCCAAGGACTCGATAAGCAATGAGGAAATTCTTGCATTGATTGACGAAAAACAATCCATAAGAGAGAAAATGGAAGGCGACCCTGATGAAGTTTAGACTATACCGAGAACACGGTGCATTGAACAGTGTGCCTATTTTTGATGCCTTTGAACAGGGATTGAAAAAATTAGGCCACACGGTTGTTGACAGCAATGAAGATGTAGCAGTGATATGGTCAATTTTGTGGAATGGACGTATGAATGCCAATAAAATGGTCTATGATGAATGCCAACGTAACAACAAGCCAGTGTTGATTCTTGAAGTTGGCACATTGAAAAGAGGTAAGACCTGGAAGGTATCTATCAATCATATCAATAGATTAGGCACGTTTGGTAACGATTCTGACCTCGATGAAAATAGACCACAAAAATTAGGAATTTCGCTGAAAGAGCCGAAAACTATCCGACGTCGAGAAATACTAATTGCCTGCCAACACGAACGCAGTTTGCAGTGGGAGGGGATGCCACCTATGAGTCATTGGGTATCGAGTATGGTTAGTCAGATCAAATCTCATACTGATCGGCACATAGTGGTGAGACCCCATCCAAGGTCGTCTCTACCACTAACTACCTCAGATTTTACGGTGTCTGTACCTAAACGTGTTACAGACTCTTATGACGACTTTGACATCGACTATGACTATCATTGTGTAGTCAACCACAACAGTGGTCCAGCTGTACAAGCAGCTATCGAAGGTGTACCAGTGATATGTGACTCATCAAGTTTAGCCGGAATTTTGAGTGGAAAATTTGAAGAAATTGAAAATATCATATTGCCTGATAGAACTGAATGGTTTTTGAAACTAGCTCACACTGAATGGCTTGAAGAAGAAATTGCGCAAGGCATACCACTACAAAGGTTAGAAAAATATTTAAAAGGTTGACATTCAGTATTGCTGGTGCTATACTGAATAAATGCTAGAATCAACCTTCATCGAAGACGTCTTTATCGAATTTTATGACTTTGCCAATGCCAACTGCATTGTTATAAATCAGGCGGATCAATCAGCTTGCCATAGTTTTGCCACAGTAATCGAAAGTGGTAAACACCTTACAGAGGCTCAAGGAAACTACATCCTAAAAATCCTCGAAAAACACAAAAAATCGATGGTGATGGCCGGTTTTGATTATCGCAATATTTTACTATCCGATCTCAAATGGAAAAATCCGTTTCGTGTAATAGATCTAAGTAAAAAGATTTATGTAGAAAAAAACAAAGATGGAAAAATTTTCGTTTGTCTTAAATTTCCATATCAGTTGAAGAAAGAATTTGAGACAGAAATTGAAAAACGTGGAAATTTTGCCTCCGAATGGGATCCTGAAAAGAAAATTAGAATTTTAGATATCTACGAAACCAATCTCATTCAACTCTATGAATTTGCTCTAAAACATAATTTCGAAATCGACGAAACGCTGTTAATAGCTCTTGGCGAAGTTGAAGAAATTTGGCAAAATTCTGAGGAAATTTTACCAGGTTGTGAATTGACTGCTAACTGGATAACATTGTTCAATTGCACTAGTGAAATTGACGAATGGTGGAAGAATCGCAGCACAGGAAATTACAATTCTGATTTATTGTTGGCAAAAAGTATGGGTTATACCTACACCGGAAAACCCCTTACTGTGGTGGAAGAAATAGCGGTATCTGACAACAATCATTTTTGGATCAAAGACTACAAAACTTTTTTCAATCTCACGAGAGAAGTTGACGGCAAGGTAGTTTACGTTATCGATCGTGCAAGTTCGCCAGTTGAAACCACTAAAGAGTACATTACAAATTTGATAGAAAATGGGGTAGAAAAATCCCAAATTCGCGTGTGCTTTAGACTTGAAAAGAATGACGATAAGACCGGGTTTAATCAATGGGTCAAAGACGAAGGCTATGGCGGCAGCATTGATAATGCAAAGTTTTATATTTTCAACGGCAAGCCTGCAAAGTGGTTGTTTAAAGATATAAATTCTGTTAAAATACTAGTTAGTAATAACGTTTATCCACAGACAGGCCCTATCACAAGAGATTGGTTTGACTATCATCCTTGTGTGATTTATCTTGGAAATGTTAAGCCTACTGAAGTGAGGAATAAGAAAATTGTCGAGTTGTAAACTCATAATCAAAGATGAAGTCAATATTAAAGTCGAAGGACTTAGTATTGAAACACGAAGAAAAATCGTCAACAAATTAAAGTTTGATTTACCATATGCTCGCCATATGCCAGCATATAAACTCGGACGTTGGGACGGAACAAAAACATATTTTGGCATTGGTGGCAACGGTTTCCTTGCACATCTTGATGTGATACTTCCTATCATCGAAGACTCTGGATATGAGATAGAAGTCGAAGATCTTAGACAACATCGAGACATTAAATTCCAACCAGTAGATGAAAACTATTGGGCTGATAAAGGTAAGACTTGGCCTAAAGGACATCCAGAGGCCGGTAAGCCTATCGTACTACGTGACTATCAATATGATGTTGTCAATAAGTTTTTAGAGAATCCGCAAAGTCTACAAGAAGTAGCAACTGGTGCTGGCAAAACCATTACAACTGCTACATTAAGTGCGTTGTGTGAACCATACGGACGCACAATGGTAATTGTTCCTAACAAGAGTTTAGTTGTACAAACAGAAGAAGATTATATTAACCTAGGATTAGATGTTGGTGTATATTTCGGCGATAGAAAAGAACTAGGTCGCACACATACTATCTGCACGTGGCAAAGTCTTAATGTATTGGATAAGAAAAGTTTTGATCAAGATACTATGACGTTGGCAGAATTTGCCGAAGGTGTAAACGCAATTATCATTGACGAAGTACACCAAGCTAAAGCAGATGTACTGACAAAACTACTAACACAGAATTTTAGAAACTGTTCTATCCGTTGGGGACTAACAGGAACTGTGCCTAAAGAAGCTTGGGAATTCCAAGGCATACTAGCTAGCATTGGACCTGTAATTAATCAAGTATCAGCAAACGATTTACAAGAAAAAGGTGTATTAGCAAACCTGCAGATTAATGTATTACAGACCAGCGAAGTTCAGGTATTTAGAAGTTTTGCAGACGAATACGCATTTTTGGTAACTGACGATTCTAGGATTACTTGGATGGCAAATAAAATAAAAGAATTCAGTGCCACTGGTAACACTCTGGTATTAATCAATAGAATTGACACAGGAAATAAGTTAATTGAACGTATTCCAGATGCCGTGTTCGTCAGTGGTGGAATGAAACTCGACGATAGGAAAGAAGAATATGACGAAATTAAAACCAGTGATAATAAGATTATTGTGGCAACATACGGAGTGGCTGCTGTGGGGATTAACATTCCTCGTATTTTTAATCTTGTTTTGGTGGAGCCTGGAAAATCTTTTGTCCGTGTTATCCAAAGCATTGGGCGTGGGATAAGAAAAGCCGAAGATAAAGACTTCGTACAGATCTGGGACATCACTAGTGCCTGCAAATATTCAAAGCGACATTTAACAGAAAGAAAGAAATACTATAAGGATGCCAAGTATCCTTTTACAATAACCAAGGTAACTATATGAGAATTTTAACATTAAACAATACGGCGTTTGACCTAAACGACCTACCAGATGAGGTAGATGAGGATACAAGGTTCAGTGTACTTGATAACAGCAGTCCCAATGAACCAGATTTCTTTTTTATGCCTTTGATCTTCCTAGAGTCGTTTAACAGTCCTGCGATCCTATTAAATATTGGTGGATATGAAATACAAATGCCATTAGATTGGTGTATGGTAGTAGGCGATAAAGAGTGCGGACTAGACCCAGAAGTACTACCTCTTACCAGCATCAATGAACGTGGGTTTGATGCATTTATTTTTAATCCGGTTAAAGGATTCAAAGCAGAATTTATGAACATCGAGATAGTTAATATCTTCCAAGATGTTAAATGGTATTTTCCAAAGATGAAAAATGGTCAGTTGCTAACTGTACCATTACACGATGGCGAGAACCCGCCCTGTGCTTATTTTGTCAAAGAAGTGAGTCGTCAGAGTGAGGTATTGCAATTAGATAAGATTCTATAATATGGGACAACTTAAGCCAGACGCAACATACATTTACGAAAGAGCAGATGGTGTTACCTATGCTCGAGAATTTGGTGCATTGCCAAATGAACGTTTTCCGATTGGCTGGGACTATCGACCAGATGATCCAAATTTTGATCCTCGTACCAGCGATGGCCGACCACTGCACGATCATTTAATGGAAGACAAATTATGGGGCGATGTTCGACGAGAGGCAAGGACTAATCCTGTCTTGCGAGATGCGTTAGATCGTGCTATACTAATATATCACTTGAGTAAAAAAGATGGGACAGAATAAACACGTAGACCTTTTTAAGGATATGATTCCAGCAGTAGATCTTGGATTACGAGATCTATGGGATGCAGCCACTGAAGAAGGCAAGAAAGAAATCAAAGGCGATTTCTGGAATCTCAATCGTTATATCAGTAACGTAAAAAGTTCTGATAGAGAATTGAAAGAACACTTCTTGCTAACAACAAATGAGTTCTATAACAAGAATTGGAATGACATTCAGAAGCATCCAAAGTTAGTTTGGCAGACTCTTTGTATGGCCAGCCACGAAACTAAGAAAACATATTTTCACGAATGGCTTCCGCTGAAGCGTGAGAAAAACAAGAAGGAAGAGTTTCTAGCAGAATTATTTCCGGATATGAAAAGAGCAGACATAGAAACATTGGCTGCAATTACAACAGACAAAGAAGTTAAGGCATACTGTGAGAAACTTGGTTGGGACAAAAAACAAATCAATGCAATTAAACTATAAATGCGAATACTGTAAAAAACTGTTTGCCAAAGAAAAAACTTTGGGCGTACACGTTTGTGAACAGAAGCGTCGTCATTTATCAAAGACAGAAAAGCACGTTCAGGCCGGACTGTTGACGTTCCAAAGATTTTATGATTTTACCAACAAAGGAAAAACTCCAAAGACCTTTGATGATTTTGCAGATAGTCCTTACTATACTGCCTTTGTGAAGTTTGGAAGTTTTTTAGTTAATACAGCACCAATATATCCAGAAATGTTTATTGACTTTGTTATACGAAGTGGTGTAAAATTAGATCATTGGTGCAGAGATGAATTATATGATCAATATGTGTCAGAATTGATAAAGAAAGAACCTGCAGATGGAGCCATACAACGAACCATCAAAACAATGATGGATTGGGCTGATGCTAACTCTGCTCCGTGGGAACATTATTTTCAATATGTGAACTTAAATAGGGCCACCCACGATATTAAAGAAGGTTTGATATCGCCGTGGGTATTGTTAAATACCAAATCAGGAAAAGAATTGCTGAAGAGGATGAATGATGAACAGTTAGAAATTGTAGGTCCTGTAATTGATCCACAATTTTGGATACGTAGATTCAAGGCTTTGCCCGCTGATATTGAGCTGGTAAAGGACATCATCAAGGAAGCTAAAATTCTATAAAATATATGCCAAAAAGACTAAAAGAAGAAATAATTGAAGAAGAATTAAAAGAGAATGAAGAATTCATTTCTAGAGATGATATAGAGATAGAGGTTGTAGTTGGCAATGAATCCCCAGATGTCTATGTTAAGTTCAGCGGATTTGAAGACGAAGAAGATGCAGAAGAATACGCACAATTTTTAGCAGACACGCTGCCATTATTGCTGTTCGAAACAACGAGGTTAAATTAATGAAAGAAAGAACACTGAAAGACGGAACTCAAGTCGAAGAACTCGATTTTCCAATCACATTAGAAGTACATACCAAATGTCCAAGTAAATGGAAACTTGTTGACTTAGAAACAGGCGAGGAGTATATTGGTGTTAATACCATTGAACCATATCGCCAGTGGAAGCGAACTAACAATGCCTGATATCGACATAGACTTCGTAGATAGAGAACAAGCATTATCTCTATTCAAACATACCAGAGCTAGCAGAGAAGAAGATTCGAAACTAGTTAAACATAATACTGGTGTGTATTTTCACGAAGTTCCAGTCAATGCTTTAGACAACGTCTGTGCTGTTCCTTATGAACAAGCAGAAGAAAGAGGATATTTTAAAGTAGACTTCCTCAATGTCAGTATCTATAAAGGTGTGAGAGATGAAGCACATCTTGAAAAATTAATGGAGACAGAACCACTATGGGATCTACTGGAACAGGACGAATTCACGAATCTGCTCTTTCACGTGAATGGGCACGGGCACGTATTGAGGAAAATGAAACCGAAAAATATAGAAGAGCTCGCGGCTTGTCTGGCAATAATACGTCCGGCGAAAAAGCATCTGTTTGGCCGGCCGTGGACAGAAGTATTAAAAGAAGTATGGACGAAACCAACGACTGAAGATTATTATTTTAAGAAGTCACACGCTATTGCGTATGCCACTGCGATTGTGGTACAAATGAATTTAATTTGTGAAGGTGTTAGTTACGAATTTAGTTAGGTTGCTTTTCTAACTAGCGTAATGCTCTTACGTTTAATTCGTTTAACAATAATATCATTTAAGCTAGTACACGGTCCTAAGATTACCTTGACATCCTTGGTACTGAAATTTCGTATAGCATAACGGAATGCTATAATCTCTTTGTTTAAGAAAATATTAATAGGAATTTGCCTGTTTGATTCCCACCACCAAACTTCGCCTAATTCCAAGAATTTACGTTTTTCTTCATCAGTTTTAATAGCAGTATAATCGTAGAGACTAGTAACAGCAGAATCTTGGTTGATTATGATGCCCACGTATTCTTGGTTAACGTGTGTTATTATACTGATAAACGGGAAGTTGTCTTGTAGGTTTTCTGTTATTCTCATCGATAAATACTATAAAGGTCCGCTAATGTATGCAATTTAATTCAGTTTATTTATATCCAAATAAGATAGACGTATTCACAAATGCGTTAGCTTCCTGGCAAACAGAGAGGTATCGTAGAGTGTATAATCGTAATCTAAAAGTGTTTCGAGGGGTAGACAATCGCATTGATCTACAAGTTCGTAATTCTGACCAAAAATCTGCTGACATTACCGGCTCCGTTTTGGTATTTAACATCGTAGCCAGGGAGACCAAGGACTTAGTGATTAAGAAAGACTGTATCACTGTCGCAGCATCTACCGGCAAGGTTTATGTAACGTTTACAGAAGCTGATTTGTTGGCTCTTGAAAATGGATTCTACAACTACAGTGTTATACAAGAAGTAAGAGAAGCAATTCCTGATACAGACACATATCGTGTTGTTACAAGAACTCCAATGTTCGTTGATAGCCAGTACGGTGCTGTTGCGACCTTGGAAATATCCGGTGATATCTCCGGTGATGTACAATCTAGTATCGTAGTAACAGAGTTTTCTTACACAGACCCTGTGGCCTATGGATACACAACACCTCCATCTTTTATCAGCAGTATTATCAGCGGATCACCTAACTTATCTACTCCACAAAGTCTACATACCTTTGCATTTTATTGCACAGATTACAGAGGTAAAATTACTATCCAAGGAAGTATGAGCAACAGCTCTACTCCAGAGAATGAGTTAACTAGCTGGTATGATATTCCAGATAGTGCTATGAGTCCTGGAGGTAACAATTTTGATCCAGCTGGTGCAACAGTAACCTACAGAAACGTAGTAGGCAAATGGAATTGGTTTAGAGTTAAACAGATAGCCAAACAGGGCAGTTCTGCTCAATTTACAATACAACAAACATCAGGTGGTAGCTATGTCGTTAACCTAGATCAAGCCGGAGAAAACTACAAAGTATCCGAACGTGTTTATATTTCCGGAGCAGATCTAGGTGGAGTTGATGGTGTTAACGATCTAAACATAACAGTTACCAATATTGCAGGCAATGGCGAAATAACCGGCTTTACCTGGACTGGCGCATCTATCGTAGGTTATAAAACCTTTGTGAAATTAGGATTTAAATCGCCAACTGACCGCGGAACACTTGACAAGATACTATACAGATAATATACTGTATGTATGACTCTGGTTGTTGATACATTTCGAACGCTAATCCCGCCACGTGCTAAATCGAGCCCATCTGGCTGGACTAGTTTCAATGCCCCGTGTTGCCATCATCGAGGACATAGTCAAGATAATCGTAAACGCGGCGGACTAAGGTTTGACCAAGGTATCGTTTATAATTGCTTCAATTGTAAATTCACAGCTAGTTGGTTACCAGGAAGACCATTATCCGGTAAATTCCAAAGCCTATGCCGTTGGATGGGCGCAAGCGACGACACAGTCAAGCAAATGGTCTTTGAAGCACTCAAGACCGAATCCCCAGAATATGAACATAAAGTAGAAGAGCCAAAGTTAACGTTTGAGCCAAAAGCCTTGCCGGAAGGTTCGCTGTCTCTAAAAGAGTGGGCAGGTATGGTAGACGACTTACCAGAAGAGTACAAAGAAAAATTCATAGGAGTTTTAGGATATATTGTTGATCGAGGATATGATCCTTATGATGGCAATTTCTATTGGAGTCCTGGTGACGGATACAGTGATCGGGTGCTAATACCGTTTACATATCAAGGTAAAATAGTAGGAAATACGGCACGTAAAATAACAGACGGACGCCCAAAATATCTATCAGATCAACATCCACATTTTGTGTTTAATGTTGACGCACAATTAGAATCACACAAGTATGTATTTGTCACAGAAGGACCATTTGACGCCCTTGCGATCGGCGGGGTTGCACTTCTCACTAACGATGTTGCCGAACAACAAGAACGAATAATTAATAGTCTAGGCAGTGAAGTTATTGTGATACCAGATCAAGACGAAGCAGGCCTAGTGCTAATTAAACGAGCAATTGAGTGTGATTGGGCTGTGGCATTTCCAAATTGGGATAGTGATGTAAAGGACGTTGCTGATGCTGTACAGCGATATGGACGATTGTTTGTAACAGTAGATGCTATCAAGACAGCACAGAAAGGTGAGATCAAACTTACTATGGCTTTAAAGCAATTAGAACAGAGATTGAAACGATGATTAAAAAACTTCTAGCATTAATTAAAAATTATAGAGAGGAAAGGGCTTTTAAAAAGAAGCTGGCAGAAATGCGTAAACGTGACCCTTTCATTTACAAATGATTACCTGGGGCGTATCAGCAGGAGCCCATAATGCTGCCCTTGCCGTATTCAAAGACGATGAGTTGGTATTTGCCAGTTCGTCAGAAAGATTTAGTAAAATTAAAAATGATCCAGACCTGTGTCACGAACTAGTTAATCACGCAATTAACTTACACGGTCGACCAAATGAAGTATGCTGGTATGAGCGTCCGGTAAAAAAAGCCTTTAGAAAACTATTTGCAAAACAAGGTTGGCAATTAGAAAATCTAAAAATGTATATGAATAGGTTTGCTGTAACTGCACCTATTAAAACCTGCGATCATCATCTCAGTCACGCTGCTGGCGGTTTCTACACAAGTCCATTTGAAGAAGCCTGCGTATTAGTAATTGATGCCATTGGTGAATTTAAAACCTGCAGTATATGGTCAGCTAGAAAGGATAAACTGACCTACATCTCTGGGTTAGATTATCCAACTAGTGCTGGATTGTTTTATTCAGCAATGACACAACGAGTAGGTCTTAAACCTATTGAAGAAGAATATATCCTTATGGGTATGGCAGCATATGGCAATGCTAATCGTTTATCTAGGGATATGCTGACAGATTTTATCTCATTCCCAAATGACGATTATCAAAATCCTTTTCGTCTTAAACAAAATCTCCATAGGGGATGTGACTGGTGGCGGCCTGAATTGAATACGCAACAAGACTTTTACGATATTGCCGCTGCCACCCAATCTATCTACGAGATGATGTTTGAAAGAACTTTATATAAAGCAATGGATTCTGTTGGCAGTGAAAATCTAGTGTTAATGGGAGGGTGTGCATTAAACTGTGCTGCCAACTCAATAGCCTACAAGTATTTCAAGAACGTATGGATTATGCCGGCACCAGGAGATGATGGTTCGGCTATCGGTGCGGTATTAGCACACAAAAAGAAGCATATCAATTGGACTGGTCCTTATCTAGGCTATGACATAAAGCCAACAGCAACTAACGAAGAAATTGTCGAGTATCTATTAGAAAATAAGATCTGCGGAGTTGCACGTGGCCCTGCAGAGTTTGGTCCACGAGCCTTAGGTAATCGTAGTTTGTTGGCGGATCCTAGAGATTTGACTATAAAGAAAGAAGTCAACAAAATAAAACAACGCCAACAGTTTAGACCATTTGCTCCGGCAGTGTTAGAAGAGTTTGCCAATGATCATTTTGATATGCCAACTAACTCAACCCCATATATGCAATATGCTGTGAAGTGTAAAACACCTAAAACATATCCAGCTATTGTACACGAAGACGGGACCAGTAGAGTTCAGACAGTGCCCGATGATGGATCACCTTTTAGAATGTTGTTAGAAGAATGGTATCAGAAATCTGGTTCTCCTATGTTGTTGAATACCAGCCTTAACATCAAAGGACAACCTATGGTAAATGATGCTGCTGATTCTCGCAATTTTGAAAGCCTATATGGTGTTAAAGTGTTTAACTAGAGTGTATAATTAAAGTATGATTAAAGATTACGGAATAGAAGTACAGAAGTTATATCTAGAAATTATGTTATCAGATGCTGAAACGTTTGTGCGTTGTCAAGGCATCTTTGACCATACTTTGTTTGATCGTAAACTTCAAGATGCAGCAGAGTTTATGAACACCTATGCCAGAGAGTATAATGTGTTGCCAGACTACAATATGGTTAATGCTAGTTGTAGAACAGATCTAGTGAAACCAGAAGACCTTAAAGATGGCCATATGGATTGGTTTATGGACGAGTTCGAACAGTTCACTCGTCACAAAGCATTGGAACGTGCGATTATTAATTCAGCAGACCTGTTAGAAAAACACGACTACGGTGCTGTTGAAGTTATGGTCAAAGAAGCAGTACAGATCGGTCTTGCCAAGGATATGGGCACAGATTACTTTGCTGATCCACGCAGTCGATTGATGAAGATCAAGGACAAGAACGGACAAGTAAGTACTGGTTGGCCGACATTAGACAAACGTTTGTTTGGTGGTATGAACCGCGGAGAGTTGAATATCTTTGCAGGTGGTTCAGGAGCAGGTAAGTCGCTATTCTTAGCGAACCTAGGAGTGAATTGGGCACTACAGGGGTTGAACGTAGTTTACCTTACATTGGAACTTTCTGAAGAGTTAGTGTCAATGCGTATCGATGCAATGCTAACAGGCATTCCAACAAAAGAGATTTTCAAAGACTTAGATGATGTTGAGATGAAAGTTAGAATCATCGGTAAGAAATCTGGTGCAATGCAGATCAAGTATATGCCGTCTGGGAAAACCGCAAATGATCTAAGAGCGTATTTGAAAGAGTTTGAAATTAAAACTGGACGCAAAGTTGATGTGTTGTTAGTTGACTATTTAGACTTGTTGATGCCTGTGAGCAAGAAGATTAGCCCGGCAGACTTGTTTATCAAAGACAAGTATGTATCAGAAGAACTGCGTAACCTAGCAGTTGAAAAGAACTGTGTGTTTGTCACAGCGGCACAGTTAAATCGTGGGGCTGTTGAAGAAGTTGAATTTGATCACAGTCATATTTCAGGCGGTTTGTCAAAGATTCAAACAGCAGATAACGTGTTTGGTATCTTTACATCACGAGCAATGCGTGAACGTGGACGCTATCAAATTCAGTTAATGAAAACTCGTTCATCAAGCGGTGTTGGTATGAAAGTTGATTTAGAGTTTAATCTAGAAAGCCTTAAGATCACAGACCTGCCAGAAGATGAACAAGAAAGCAATGGTGCAACATCTAGAGGTGCTAGTTCAATTATTGACAGCATCAAACGTAAAACAGAAATCACACAGCGTGAAGAACCCACAGATGGTGCTCCTGTTGGCAAAGTACGTGCTACCGTAGAATCCACAAAACTACGTGAAATTTTAAACAGTATGGGCGGAGATGAAGAGTAGAAGTTTTACAGTTTTAGAGTGGTTTACCGAACATCCAAACAGTATTTTACACCCAGATGCGTTAGATATAGATTGGCCCAAGGTACAACGTGAAGCAGGGCCAGAGCATATCAAATGGTTAATGAAGCAGGATAAAACCCGCTGTCAAATGATCTTAGAAAAAGATCAAAAGCAAGGTAAAAGCCGATTAGTAGCGGAATTTTACGATGAAGGACTTGCTGTTGACTACGTGCTGCTTTGGGCTAAATAACAGTATGAAAATATCTGAAATACTCGTTGAGGGCGGAAAAAGCAAACTAAGCGATCCGGCCCAGGCTGCACTAAAAGGTGCAATGACCACCCCAGATGCTAACAACAATGCAGGTGATGCCTACAAAAGCTATCGCTTTGGTATTGCACTAGCAGGTGCTCCAGAATACCCAACTAAAGCTACCAACGATATCGGCGGAGATCCTTTAATCACTCTCTACACCGACGAAGAGTTTGAGATGGTACAGTATGCTGCCAAACAATCAAATGTTGGCAAGATCAAGCGCCTAACTTCGATGAGATCCGAAGAAAAGAAAGATACCTATAAAACCAGCCCAGTGGCAAAACCCAAGAAAAACCGCTTCGGAGTTTAAGATGTGGTTGCGTGAATTTGCTCCCAGTTATTTCGTTACAGTAAACAGAGACCTAAATCCCAAGATTTGGCAGGGTACTGAGCTTGATCCCACAGTAGCACACAAGCTGAAGATGATCGCTGAAAAGTTTCAAGAATTCCTTGGTGTGGACCTTGATGTCATAGACTATACAATCACAGGTTCCAATGCTAACTACACCTGGACTAAGTTTTCAGATCTAGACCTACACATATTGGTCAACGGTGAGATCACTGATGCACAACGTGAACTGTTCAATGCCAAAAAGGCACTCTGGGCAGAACATCACAATATCACTATCAAAGGCATACCTGTTGAGTGTTATGTACAGGGATCAGCTGAGCCACATCATTCAACAGGTGTGTATTCAGTGGCTAAAAACAAGTGGCTAGAGCAGCCTAAAAAATCTAAACCCAGCGTTGATGATGCTGTGGTCAAAGCCAAGATGGACAGCCTAGTACACGATGTAGCAGCAGCAATGGCTTCAGGCAGCATCAAGAAAATCGAAACAGTCAAAGAGCGTATTACCAATATGCGCAAGTCAGGACTGGAACGTGCTGGTGAATGGTCAGTGGAAAACCTAGTATTCAAAGGTCTACGCAACCTAGGTATCATCGACGAGTTGTCGGAGAAAATCCGCGAATTGGAAGACCGAGAACTAAGTCTGGAAAGCCGAAATTTGACATAGTCGATAAATACGCATATAATTAATTTACTATGCGAGCACGACTATGTTACACATCATCAACAATCTAGAAGACAATTTCCTAAAACTAATCAAAGACGATCCTGTTCGTCCTGAGATTCCTGTTGAACAGCGAGTCAATGACAACAGCCGAATCTTCGTGCTCAAAGATGACAACGGCGAACCTCTAGCAGTGACCTGTGTGAAGTTTCTAGCAGGCATTCCCGCTTCAGTAAACGACCTTGCAGACACAGTGGTCAACACCAATACCGCAGTGTTCTACACTATTTGGAGTTATGCTGCTGGTGCTGGTAAACGCCTAATTGAAGAAGCACAACAGCAGATCCAAACTGAACAGCCAGAAGTCAAGACCTATGTAACACTGTCGCCAAAGACTGAAATGGCTCGACGTTTCCACCACAAAAACGGTGCTGTGACCTATCGCGAAAACGCAGACACTGTGAACTATCTCTACGGCCATAATCATCAGTAATTGTGTTTTTCATAGTATAAGTAATGTACTATGTTAATAAGACAATTTCGTAAATGGTGGGCCGCCCAGGATCACCAATGGGACAGCCCGTTCATCGATGGCTATACCGCTGATCAATACACAGACCTACGTGTTCGTGAACAGATCACACGTGAGTATCAGGCACGTTACTGCTCGGGACCTACACCATTTACACACCCTGAACAGTTTGATCCCTTGAACCCTCCCTTGGGCTACAAGTACGATCCCTACTATGAACTTTGGATAAAAACACCGTGACAGAGACACATCAAAGAACCATCGCTCGTGCGATCAGCTATAGAATCATAGCACTGTTGATCACTGCCTTATGGACAGGCTTCAGTGATGCTGTGATCATACACATCATACTAACAGCCATACACTACGGCCACGAGCGCCTATGGATGCGAATTAATTGGGGACGTACACAATGACCTTAGAACAGATCGTATTAGCAGTAGGAGTTTGGGCAGTACTTATGGTAATCTGCTATACACACAGTGGTTGGCAGAATATGCGTGACTGCTATGGTATGTGGTTTACACGGGAATATTGGACCAACTACAACACCGTGGAGTTTGTCAGCTGGGTAGCCAAGGCCATTATCATCATTCCGGGCTTGATCTTTGGCATACAGATTTGGCAGCTATACTATCTAACACTGTTGACCAGCGTTACTTTAATCTGGGCCAGCCGCAAGAAAGCCTTGCCTACACTAGTGGGATTTAACACTATGTGGGCCTGGTTGAGCTTGATGGTCTTGGCGCAGCATTGGTTGTGATGCAGGCGAAGCCGGAGCGCGATTTTTCCACGCGAAGCGTTAAGCGCAGATTTTTTAAAGAGAGTTATACTAGCATATTATGAACATATATACCCTAGAAGACATCAAAGTCATCGACACTTTTATCCCCGAGCACTATCAACGTAGTCTCAACGGTTTTTTACTGAGCCCCGAGTTTCCACTATACCGAAACAACGGGACAGCCTACGATCGTGTAGAACGTGTGACCGCAGATATGCCCGTGTACTTAGATTCAAAGACACGCGAGCATACGCAGTACGTACACAGTTTCGCAGCACGTGGAGAAATAGACAGCCAATTCTGGCCAAGAGTAGCACCCTTGTTCTTCGAACTAGAACGCAGACTCGGTAGAGAATGCCGTATACTACGCTGTAAGCTAAACCTCAATACACAAGATCGCGAATTCGCTGAAGATGAACACTATCCCGCACACATTGATGTAGCACAGAAAGACTGTGTGACTGCTATCTACTATGTCACAGATTCAGACGGTGATACCATATTCTACAACGATGATATGACTGAAATGACTCGTGTAACTCCCAAGCAGGGACAGTTAGTATACTTTCCTTGTAGAGTTCGTCACGCTGGACAGCCACCTAGAAACACACAGTATCGTATGGTAATCAACTTTAACGTCAAGCTGGTATAAATACAAC